TCTTTTGTGTATTAAAAGAATCCCAAAGGGCAACAAATCTTACTCGTTGATTGCCTAAGGTCGGTGCTTCAAACTTTGTGGAAGCAATAGAATCAATCTGACAAGGAGCATTAAACTCATCACCTATATTATGAATACCACCCCACAATATTTCTTTACCAGCCTTAAATGCTGTTGTTCTATAACTAACCCACCACTGATATGAATACTTTGGATATTCATCGGCGGTTTCTATGATGCCTGCTGGTGAATAATGATCGAGATGCCATGTTGATTGCCATTTATTGTCATGGTAATCTTCTTGGTAAAAACGCCGGTTATCACCAGAATTCCAGTAAATAAAAGAATATGGTTTGCCATCAGCACCTTTGTCAAAGTCAAATATACTCAAATAACCTGGTGCTGGATTAGGCCAATAATTTCGGAAGTCAAAGGTCATTTTTCTTCTCTTTTTTCAAATCTAATCCATTTGGATATAGGACAGCTCGCATTAGGTATAAAAGTTTTCACGGGCATGAAACACCCACATATATCACAAGTTCTCATTTTTGTCAAATGTTCACAAGTACCACAAATACTTTTTCTTTCTTCTATTTTATTATATACTTCTTCCAGTGAATATCCTGCTATCTTGGGTAATTCCATTTTTGTCTCCTTCGTGTTTACCCCATTTATCTAAAGGACACTTAGAATCCATAAATAATGTTTTGCCCTTCATAAAGCATCCACACATTTTACATCTTGCCAGTTCCGGTTCTAATTCCGGGCACTCTCGACAAATACTCATTCTCTCTTCGGCCACTTTACGGCGTTTGGCGCCGATAGTATTTAGTTCTAATCTCAATAAAATTCAACAATCTCATCGGCAAGACCATACTTGATTGCCTCTTTTGGAGTTAACCACACATCTTCTGGTGGTAATAGATACTTCTTGATTGTTGACTCGGTCTGTCCGGTACATTTCTTATAATGCTCTATAATACGGGCACTTGTGTTCTCATACTCTTTAACTGAAGCCATAAGTTCATGCTCTTTACCAACTGTTCCCCACGAGAATTGGTGAGAGAGAATGGCCGTATTGCGAGTGATGAAACGTTTACCCTTGGCACCTGCCATGAAGGTCAATAGACCACACGAAGCAATCTCACCAAGACCATATGTATAGACAGGGATTTTAGAACCCTTCATGGTGTCGATAAGAGCAAATGCGGAAGGAACATTACCACCCGGTGAGTTAATAATAAACTTCATAAACTTTGGACGGTCTTTGCCGTTCATAAGATTACGAGCAATAATAAAACTCATAGCATCGGATGAAGAGGAGTTATCAAAGTCGGATGAAAAAATATAATAGTGGTGGTCTTCTAAACTTGGAATATTAGGTGAATTCTTTTCTTCTTTTTCTACTATAGCCACTTTATTTCTCCATATTTGTAAGAGAAAGGCGGGAATTTCTCCCCGCCCCTATTTATTATTGCTGAATATGAATGTGGTTGTAATGACCAGGAACCCGCCATAGGACGGTGTATCCAGCCGCTCTGGCATCGGCGGCCAGCTGGTCAAAACTATGAGCATATCCAGAACGTGCTTCTACAACGCCGCGCCCCACATTTACGTCAATGGCTCGGCCAGCGTAGTGGGCCCAACCGTGATGGACACGATGAACTCCACCAAATGCGGGATGTTCCGAAACACGGAATCCCTGTCGCTGTAATTGGTGCCCGTAAGCAACCAGAGAAGTAGAAGCAGAGGCGAAACCCCAGTTTTCTTCCTGTTGTTCTTGGTACTTACGTGCCTGTCTCTTATCCTTATAACGTGGTTGAGGTGAGACGCTCCAACCATCTCCACCGAAAATAGAGGAAAGAGGGTCGGATTCCTCAGACACGGATTGGTCTGAATATTGACTATGTTTGCCGTAATGGACTCTGGCTTCTGCCATGCCGCATAACGCAAACATAACAGATGCCGCCGTTGCGGCTAGAATAATCTTCTTCATATATTTACCTTTCTGTTATGCATAACCGCACACAAGACTCCACACAGGGTTGAAAAGAATTAAATTGTGGGGAGTTGTTTGCCGACGAGGGCTGCGAGGTTATGAGTTAATGCCACCGTCCAGTACCTTCGTGGTCCAGTGGCTACCACATTCCGAGGAATATGGAATACCTATTTAGTCACCGAGTATTCTCCATTTACAAATTTTTCAGGATCAACATTTAAACCTTCAAGATATTGTCTTATGACAGCATTAGGATGTGGTACATAATGTGGATAATCACCTTTACCATTTTTATAATTAACATATTGATTACAAAAATCTATCCAATCTGGTTTTTTTAATAAATATTTTATAGATTTATTTTTCGTTATCTTCCAAAAATCACTATACATCATATTACCAACATAGTTTAATACAATAAGATCAAATAATCTTGAAGAAAGACCGCTATGTAAAGTATTGAGCATTTCTTCAAAAGGTAAATTAACGTTCGTGAATTTATTTATAAGTAGATCACTTTCATATTCATGTGTAATGTTATATAATTTTAATAATATATGTCTTGTGAAATAAAAATAATTATGTAATGGTATACCTTGGATAGGTTCATAGAAATATAATTTATTACCCATACTTATTATACGGCCGTTGATTGGTTTTTTCACACTATAAGAAGGCCAATATAGTTCTTTAACATTATCTATTGGTATATCTTTATTTAATTCTTTAAAATGTTTTAAAGCCTCTTCTTTATCGGTTATATCTTTATTATACAGATATCCAAACGCTTTTCTGTTTCTAGTGTTTATACCAAATTGCCATCCATTTTTATGGAAAAGCACTTCTGTATATGGGTGATTATATTGTTGATGATGTTGGAATAATAATACTGAATTAACAGTCTCAAACTCTGGAAAATTATACTTACCTGAATTTAATTCTTCTTTTGTCGGAAACCCTCTACAATCAAATAGATAGTCAAATGAATATGTAGCATTTTCTCCATGCGCTGTAGCAACATTATCGGTTTGAGAGATATGTTTAATATTGTCATGTATTTCTAGTAATCTGTTATCATATATTTCATTAATCCTTTTAAAGACAAAATCACTAAATTTTTCGCTACTCATATGCGCGCCTGTACCTACATAATTAATATCAAACATAGAATTTTCATTATTTTCCCATGAATGTCTGGCACCTATTCTCAGTATTAGGTCGATTTGCTCATGTTCTTTGATACTATGTTTTAATTTTAAAGCAGTAGATAAACCTCTAAATATACCTGGGCTTAAACTTTCACCTATCGACATTTTAGGAATATCAGGATTACTAATAATAGATACTCTTATATCTCTAGAATCCAAGAATTCATTTTCTACACCGAACATAACGGCCGCACAAACTGCGGCCGCCGAACCCGTTCCAATAATTCCAATTTTCATCAGATACCTTTTTCTTTATTTAATTGTGCCTCAAATACTTTATGTAGACCTTCAACCGTATCCGAATTATAGACCACATCGGTCATCATGGCAAGTAAACAGATTGTATCCTCATTAGGAACGCTGGCAGTAAGAGCAATAGATGTGCCGGAAATCCAAATAGTTTCAACCACTTTCTCTTTATTCGTCATATTGAGAAGAGGGAAAAACTTAGCATCACCAAAGGTCTTGATAACAGTTTCTTTCTTATCACAGACTAATTTTTCTTCCTGTTTAGCAGGTGCTTTTGTCGCAGCATGTCCTACCGAATGAAAGTAAGCATAGGTTAAAAAGAAGGATGTTATTAGTGCCGAAATATACTTCATCCTGTTTCTCCAATATCTCTCACAAATTCTGGTGTGCCGATAAAAGTCCAACCACCATCTATTTGATACTTTAAGTTAATTATTCCACCATTTATGTGTTCGAGAAAGAACCAAGAAAGAACTCTTGGATCCATTCTTTGGCCTAATTCTACCAGTTGTAGATAGGAATGGCCTTTTTCTTCTCTTTTGGTGATTAGAACTTTGATAACATCTGGTTTCATCCACGCAGGTATATCATCATTACTTAACCACTGACACTTGAAAACCTTACATGGGTCTTCCGGTCTGTTTTCATATATGGTACATCCTTTATGCCCCATAAAATGACAAGGGCGGCCTGGTGAGAAATGTTTACCATGAGCCTCACCAAATAGCCACCCTTCACAACATACCGTGCAACCATCACAATTTCTATTCATTCTCATACTTTATATGGACTCGATTACTATAACTAACAAGAGGAAGGTCAGACCTGCCGCTTGCGTGTTTATATAAAACCTTTTTAATAGGTTCAGTTAGCAGGCCGGCAAAACCATCTGGTATACGAATACCCTCTATAACATTATATTCATAAAGTTTAAAGGTCTTGATATACTCTCGTTTAGCCATTTCTTCATCCTCAGCATCAATAATCATGATTGCCTGGAGATGACCTTCTTTATTATCTACATTAGTTGTAATTGTATAGTAGCACATGTTTACCTCTTACCAGCCGATATCATCCTCTTCAACAACCGTTGCGCCTGGACTATTCTTAATAATTACATTTTTACGGACCGGTGCCTGACGAGGATAAGCATACACAGGAGCACCGTAAACTGGAGCACCATAAACGTAAGGATAAGAGTAAGTTTGAGCAGCAAGGGCGCCGCCGATAAGACCACCAACTAATCCGGCACCGAGCATAGCACCGCCATAACCCCAACCGTATCCACCGTATCCCCATCCACCATAACCATATCCACCCCAAAACTGTGCCTTTGCTGGAGCAGCAGCGGCCATACTAATTCCGATAGCAGCAACAATTGCGATAACCTGCTTTTTCATGTTCGATTCCTTTTCTATTCCGAACTATACATACATCCTATCACAAGGAAAAGATAATGTCAATAGTTATTCCAAGAATTCCTTAAATGTCAAAGGAACTCTGTTTTCCGTTATTGCGGTTTGGAATTCTTCGCCGCCATTAAGGACTTTAATTTTAGAAAAATGCCTCACAAGACCATTATATATTTTTTTAATTGGTTCATTATCAAGCATTTTTACCGTAAGACCTTTATGGGAAACTTTCAGTTTCATTCTCGTCTGTATTGGTCTAATGATTGCTGTTTTATCGGATGGAACTAAGGCCCACTGGAAAATGGTTCTCATCTGTCTCGGTTTTGTTTCTACACGAAAACAATTCATCTGTAAATCTTTTGTCATTCTTGAAGCAAGAGCATCCAACATTTCTTCTGGTGTATTGGCCTTAGCAAGCGCCTTTTCTGCCAACTCTTTTCTACACTCGCTGGATTTTCTCCACATATCCTGTGTGTCGGTTATACCAGTTTGAAATCCAGCCCATGGAAAATCTACACCATGATTTGTTCTGACAATAGTTTCGCTGGTAGGTATTGAGCGGATTCTGGATTTATATTCACCTTTACCACCATCTTTTCTTGCTGCTTCAATAACTAATAACTTTTGTGGAGTTGCGAGAAAGATGTATCCTGTCATCTGCTGTTGAACGATATAATTGGCAGCATCTCTTTGTTTCATATGGAGTGCTTTATAGATTGTATCACCGTCTTTTTTATTTGTTTCAGCATTTAATGATGGAGTTAGGCTGGTAGATATGATAACGAGACCGTCATGGTTCATACCTTCTTGGTATTTAATTTCATGGTCATACATAACAAGTATTTCACCGACCTTATCATTTTCCTCATCTCGAAAAGATACATCGGAAACATAATCTTGGTCTCTATTTTTTGCTAAAATCCAGCCTTTGTCTTCGAAATACTTTGCTGCTATGATACACATGTTATCTTAACCTATTGATTTTATCAACAATAGTTTCCGGTTCTATTAACTCTTTCAAACGTTTAACTTCGGAATGACAAATTGCCCTAGACGGGTCCTTCCAATCAAATTCGTAGGCCAGTCTAAGGCGTTCTTGCCATTCTTTTAGTTCTGCTTGGAGTTTTTGCTTCTCTTTTAGAACAGTAAAATCTACAACGGACATATAATCACCCCCGTTGTAGTATTTAGTTTACTTGTCCTCTTTTGTAGGAGCAGCAAAATATCCAGGATAATAGGAGTTTTCTGTGTGATGGTTAGCGGCAACGTGTGCGCCTCTAAGTCCACCTTTTAAACCACTTGACGGCATGGTTGAGGCACCGGCCGCATAACCATAGTTTTCATAAGTTTCACTCTTATACTCGGTAGCAAGTGCTGGTGTGGTGAGTAGCGAAACTGTTAGTAAGGCAATAAACTTATTCATTTGCTTTCCTTTCAGTTGTTTGTCTCCTAAAATAGCGAGACATTCCTATGCTGCGATGCAACATATACTATTATATAGGCACCGAAAGGGTCTTGGCAAGTGATTTTTTAAGGAATTCTAATCCATTCTCTTTCTTGAGGAGAACTTTCGACTTTGGTACAGCTAGGAAAACTTACAGATAATCTTTTTGTAAGTGATTTCACCTCATGGCAGTAATGAGCCGGCGCATAACAAACATCACCAGGTTCCATTATTATATCAAATATAGGTTCTTCATCAAGGTGTTTTATTTTAAATTCTCTAGGATAATCCTTAATATTCCACACTCTCATATTTGATATACCTTCAACCTGAATCATTAAATTATGTGAGTAATCTAGATGAATTCCAAAACCGGAGTTTTGTTCTTCTGTCAAATCGAAATATATATGTGCATCTGTAGGAAAACCAGTTATTACATCTAATTCTTCACATATAGTATTAATTTTCTCATTAACTCTTGATGCGTCTGTGATATGACAATGATATTTTTTTATTATTTCTTTGATGATAGAAGGTGGAAAACAATTTATATCTGATACCCAGGCTTGGTAAGGCCATTCGTATATTTCTTTAAAATTAGCTCTAAATCTATCTTGATTATTAAAAGGTCTTAGATTAAACAAATTTTCCAATTCTTTCCATGAGAAAATATCCTTGACGGCGTTTCTCGCATAAAAAGGTTTTAGTTCTTTAATTCTTTCTTTAATATTTTCCAACATTTAGATATATTCCCCTACTCCTGGCGGATGACCGACATGCCAGTAATGGTCGTAAATCAACCAATACCGTGGAGGATTGTAAAGGTATTCTGGTGTCTTATCATCGGAGAAATTATTACCAGTCAAATCTTTTCTTACAAAGAAGGCATTAGCACCTGTAACGTTAGTTCCAACAAGATCATAACCTTTTCTATCAGCAAGTTCGGTTATGGCCTTTAGACTTGAACCCATGTAATCTGTACCATCCCATCTATATTCGGTGTTATAAACAGGAACTCTAACTATATTGGCAGGCCACTTGGCATTATACTCGATACAGATAACTTTTGGTTTAATCTCTAAAGCATCAAGTAAGTGAATATCCATACCATCAATATCGATAGAAAGAAAATCTAGGTCTTGTGGTACTCCAAGAGAGTTAAAGTTTCTGTTGATATTATCTTTTGTAATTTGACCAATAGCAACTCTTAATTTATCTTTATTGATAAAAGACTTAAAGTTATTCTCTATTGTGGAGGCCTTTGAAACATCGGACTCGAACCAATAACCAACCCAGTTCTTGTGTAGAAGGTAATGCGTATTACACTCAATACCATTTTCCAAACCAATTTCAGCAAATGTACCGCTGTATATTCCAAGGCGATAAAAGATTTCTTCGATAATTCCATCTTCGTCACCTTGACTATAGACCTTATTACCATATGGTTCAAGGCGTTTAGAGTTTTCTTGAAACCAATAAGATTTTACAGCATCGATTTCTTGACGGGCCAAATAAGCATTATTTCTTTGTAGATAATCACTCATAATATCACCTTTTTATTTTAAAAATGTTAAATTCTCGTTTTTTACAAGTATACCTAAACTTGGAACAATTCTTCTTTTAGAACCTATTACAGGATTGGTTTTATGCAATTGTTGTGATGCTATACATAACCAACAACCTTTTTCTTCTATATCAACTATATTATCATCGATAATAGGATCACCACCAATTTCCGGTTTAGAAATCATAATGTTAAATCTTATATGTGTATATCCAGGAAGAGTAGAATCTGTATGTGGATGAACAAAAGCACCTTCGAAATTACATCCTATAAAATTACCAAATCTAGGTTCTGGTTTCCATTCATGTATACCAAATTTATGAGCCAATTTTATTTTTTCTTGTTCTATTACTTCATCTTGAACATGAGACATAAAAAAACGACCAGGCCCGGAACTATTCGGTTTAAACATATTGAAATTATCATCAACGAATTTTAATACATAATTTCTGAAATTATCATCAACAGCATTTTCTATTTTGTAAGGATACATATCAATTCCTTTATGATATTATCTTCCTGATTATAGTCGGTTATTCTATAGTCGTATTTAGAAGGCACCTCAAACAACTTGTTAGTATCTTCAAATCTACCTTCTTTAATAGTATCTATCCATACTGTGATATCAGCATCAAATATTTTTCTTGTTTCTTCTGTAGGGCAAACGAAATCACACACAGCGGTAAAATGAGATGACTTAGCAAAGTTTGCCATTCTATATGCTTGTCTCAATCTACCTTTATCAGAGAAATCCCAATCATCAAAAATTGTTCTTATGAAATCTGCGTTATATATATTTATAGAAAAAGGACAAGATTTAACTAATTTCTCAGTAAATGTGGTCTTACCGGCCCCAGGTAAACCCATTACTAAGATTTTAAGTTTTTCCATATTTCAAGTCCACTATATTTTTCCCAAATGTCAGGTGGCAGTATGGTTTTTCTGTTTGGCGGAGTAATTATTTTTTTAACATCATGTAGCCCTGGTGTATTGACACTTTTATCAAATATTTCAGAACCAATAATATTTTTTATGTCGTTAAAATTATGCTCAAAATAAGGCTCTTCAATATGTTCATATATCATTCTCATTACAGGTTCTGGATGAAGCACCAGAATATCATATTCAATTATTAAACAGTTTTTAAAATTAGGATTAGAATAAATCAACTCTTTCAATCCATTATAAGGATTTTTTATAAGATTTTCCATATATTGTTCACATCTATTATATATAGATGAACTAGATTGACTAGAAGAATAATTAGGTTTCGAATACAAATTCTTTCTGGATAAATTTTCCAGAGAATCTAATATCCAACATATATCTCTAACGGTTATTATCATTTTATGATCAGGATATAACCTGTTTAACAGTTCTTTACGAGCCGTCCATGTTCTATTGTGGTCGAAATACACATTTTCATTACCATCATATAAAGTTTCTAAGAATGACCTTAGAATTTCATCCATTTTATCCCCAAAAAAACAACTTTTATAATTTCCTGGGCCATTTATACTTTCAATAATATTATCAAAAATATGCCTAACAGGAGATGTTATATCAGCTCTAAATCTTGGATTCTGATTAAGTATTGCGGATAATAGAGTGCTTCCGGACCTTGGCAGTCCGGAAGTAAATACTATCTTTTTCAATTTAATCTCTCCACGGTTACCGATGATGTCGATCCCATACCGATAGCCCGAGCAGCACCGTAAGACAAATCAAGATGACGGCCGCGGACAAAGGGTCCTCTATCATTAACCGTGACATTTACGCAACCTCTGTGACAGACACGAAGGACTGTGCCAAATGGATATGTCCGGTGGGCGCATGTGTGAGCATTAGGGTTGAAGACGGCACCCGATGCGGTGTGCCTCGAAAGTCGTTCACCATGCCCGTAGAAAGAAGCAACCATGCGACTCCCTCCATGATCATGATTACCCCAACTAGCAGTCCAATCATTAGTATCGTCGCTTTGAACGCTGCGGCCATGTTTACCTCTTGTCACTTTCTGCTGTTGCTGTGGTTGTTGCCCGCCAAAGGCACCATCGAAAAAATCAGATAACGGATCGGCAGCGGCCGAAGTTGTTAGTGTAATGAAAATGGCCGCAGCCGATAGATACTTATTCATAATAAATCCTTATTGTTGGTCGGGGTAGCAGGATTTGAACCTACGACATCTTGCTCCCAAAGCAAGCACTCTACCAGTCTGAGCTACACCCCGTATTAATTACATACCAAATTGCTTCTTAACGATAGCAACAGCTTCTTCAAATGCCGCCTCTACACTTTCATCAGATACACCTTCACCAAGGATAACCTTCATAGCGGCAACAGCTTCTGCTTTTGTTTGTTCTGAAATCTGAAACATGATTATCTCCTATTGACTTGATAACATATTAATATCACTGGCGACAAAACCAATAATAATCGTAATAGCAAAAAATATAGCCATACGAAAATAAGCTTGTCGTTTAAGTTGTTCTGGTGTTAAATCACTCATATTAAAAATCCTTTGGTGCTCGTTTTCTTAACCATTCGGCAAAACCATCATCATTCTTTATGTGTTCTTGCCATTGCTTTTCATTCATTTGTCCTGACATATAACATTCCCAAAGGAGTTGAAATTGTTCCTCGTTCATGCTGCTTTCCACTTTCTCTGTATAGAAACTGTGCCTTTTGTCTTTAAGGAATTATAGACACGAAAGGCCTTTCCTTCCTTATCATGATACTCTTTACGGAAAATTACTTTATTACCTTCAGTAGCCTCAACTACCCAATAATATTTTATATTCTCTTGTTCCTTCATAGCAAATCTCCATATTATATATGATAGTATTATAATGGTATAAGAAAGGAATGTCAAGTGCTATATACAATATTTAATACTATTCTATATTTACTATTAATAGGACAAGAACTTGTATGATATGTAGAAGAATCAAAAAATGCTACTCTACCCATTTTAGGAGAAATAGTTATATCTTTATTAAATGTACCTTTATATGTGTGTAAATTTTCTTCAAATATTATAGTGTCTCCATCACTATCATTTACATAATATAAAACTGTATCAGTTTCATAAAATCCATCTGTATGAGGAATATTACATTTATTTTCAAATGTAGGTCTTGAAGGTGTTAATAAATTAGCCTTTATTCTTTGTAATTTTTTCTTATCGGAATTTTTAATATCAAATTTGTCTTCTATTATCTCTATCAATGGTTTTAAAAGATTAAACTTCATTTCATCGGATTTAATCGTTCCATCTAAAAAAAATATATGTGAGAACTGAGGATTTTCTGAATAAGTATCAAATATATTATAATTCTCACTCATAATGTTTTTATACTCAATGTCAATATTTGATTTATTAAAAAACCAAGGAAAATTGAATGAAGTGAACATATTTTTTATTTGTTGTTGATATTTTAAAGATATCAAGTTATCAACTATTTGCATCTATACTCCTTGATGTAATAAAATTGGTGATTCCGTGTGGACTCGAACCACAAACCTACTGCTTAGAAGGCAGTTGCTCTATCCGGTTGAGCTACGGAACCTTTTGCTAGTTCTAATATATTATTATACCTTTGATGATAACCAACAGGTGTTTGTTCTATTATGTTGGCGTATAAGATATATAATAAATCTTTCCACATTTTTTCATTCAAATTTAATTCATTATTTAATATAATTCTATCTCTTCCTTCCATACAAAATACTTTTACCAAAAAATTGGAATAACTACCAATCAGGTTTATAACTTCATTTTCATCCAAATTTAAATTGGCTTTAAAAAATTCAGTATCATAAACAGAATGAAATAATCCTGCTAAATAAACATCTTGAGACATATTCAAATCTTTAAGGATTTTATATGTACCAAATAAATGTTCATAAAAAGTTTTTCCTGAATGTTTTATATTTTTGGTTTTTTCAAAAATAAATTCTACGGCCTGTTTTTCTTTAAGCAAATTCTGCGGCAAAGGCATCGTTGATATCCGTTGGAACTTTCCTAAGAATAAAAGAAGGAGTATATCCAGCAAATGCGAATCCATTCTCAAGTTTTTCCATATATTCTTGAGCCTCATCCTCAAAGACGAATTCAGCAACAACTTGGTTGGTCATCGTCTCATAAACCTTCCATAGTAAGAAATCATTTTCATCGAATTCTGGATAGTATGTATATAGTCGCTTTGTCATACTTTTAACCCCTTGAACTTATTCTTACCACCATCAAACTGCCGAGGAATAGGTTTCACTTCTTCCTGTCCCGAGTCAACTATATCTTGGGCCGATTGTTCTACATCATACAACTTCATTTTACTTTTGTCAACACCAATCACAAATCTTTTATTCTGTGATGGATCATTATAACGGTTCTTTAACTGTTTTACTTGAACCTGTTTCAATTGTTCCATCGTTTCATTTGTGATAAGGGCCAAGAATAAATCGGCAGTCGCAGGCAAACCAAAGGACTCTGAGGTATCGGTCATGTCTGGATCGGATGATCCATAACCGCCTCTGGTCAACTGTGTAGCAGACCAAAGAGGCACATTAAACTCAACCGCAAGACCTCTCAACTCTTCGGCGATTGCCTTGATGTAAGTATAACTATTTGCTACACCTGGTTTGATACGTGAAGAGGAACAAATATTAAGATAGTCAATCATAATGGCATCAGGCACAAAGTTCTTTTTCAAGTTCAACTCATTTAACAAAGAACGGAAATGTGTAGCAGATGCCGAAGATGTTGGATACTCTTTGACAATTAATTTGCCAGTGGTTTTAGATTTAAGGTTTTCAATCTTCTTTTGATATATATCCTTTGGTAAAATCATCAAATCATTAATAGCAATATTCAAAAGATTAGCGTCAATACGTTCTGCTATTCTTTCTTCCGCCAACTCAAGAGTTATGTAGAGAACATTTTTTCCTTGATTGAGATAAGAAGAAGCAAGATGGCACAGAAAGAGAGACTTGCCAACGCCAACACCTGCCATAACCACATTAAGAGTTTTTCGAGGAACGCCGTTCTTGGTGATTTTATTGAAAAAGTCCAGATCAAATGGCAACTTTTCTTGAACTCTGTGATAATACTCATAACGATCTTCAAATTGCTCTAAATAATCATGTCCAACATTAGGATCAAAAGAGATGGAAAGAGCATCAGAAAGTAGGGAAGGTATTGCGCCTTTATCGAGTTTTCCTTTTCCATTCATAATCTCCAAAGAATGTGTGATAGCATTATATATGGCCTTTTCTTGGCAAAACTTTTCAGTATTGTCTAAAAGCCAATCTGCGTTTGTCGAAACTGTGTCATTCTCAAGTTCTTTTAGTGTTTCTCTAATATTCTTGACCGTATCATCGGTCGTGCCACGTAGATTATCAACCTCGATGTTGAGAGCATCGAAGGTTGGTTGTTGATTATACTTCAACACAAAACTAGCCACCTCTTTAAAAAGCAGCCGGTCTTCTGTGTTAGAAAAGTATTCTTCTTTTAGGAATGGAAGTACCTTGCGAGTATATACTTCATTCTTAATTAAGTTCTTCAGTATCGTTTGTTCTAATCTCACTATCACCTTCCAATTCTGATACATCTAACAACAAGGCATTTAAAATAAGTCCTAACATAGTATTGAACTTATCATTCTTACGTAAGGTTATCATAGACAGGTCATTTGTCTTGATAATCTCATAGTCATATTGCATCCTAGGAATATTATCCTCACCCATCTTGAATGTTACAGTTGTATAACGATACACTATCCCGGCGAACGGGTCAACCATTATTTCAATAGGAACAGTTGTTCCTTCTTCTTTTAGATTAAAGAGGTCATCCCTAAACTTATAATCAATCCCCACTTCCATCTTACATACTCACCTTTCTTGTGTTATATTTTGATTTAAGTAGTGATGCAATCCATTCATCTATAGGAAATTTAGAATATATTTTATAAGAAGGATCTTTTTTACAAACATCACTTATTATCTTATTAACAGATTCCATAGGAAAAAATTTCATCTTAGTATTATGTAAAGTTTTTAAACCATCTTTTCTTGCTTTAGCGGCAGCAGGATGGTTTTCATCACCACGAGATTTACCTTTTAATTCTTTTTGAAATCTATAAATTCTGTTATATACACTATAGTTTGTCATTCCAACATATAGGCATTTCTTACCTTTATAGATGGCATAAAGTCCTGGTGTATCGAAGAAAGATACTTGTTGGTGAGTTCCAAAAAAGTTTTTTTCAAAGAAAGTAACACCTTTGTCAGTCTCTTTGATGGTTATAAAATCTTCTTTAATTGCAGCAAGAACAATTTTATTTGCAATATCTCTAGGTTCATAGTGCCAATCATCAAAAAGGTCTTTATACATTTTCAACCTCATCTGTTAAGTTTGTTTTACCATACATAAACTCTGCCTGACAAAACTCATCAATCTTCATAAGGATTTCAGGTGTAAAGTATTTCACCGGATCATTTTCAATCTGACTTTCAAATGCTTTTGAACCATCAGGTAGTTCAATACGAGTTGATACTTTCTTAAATACACCAAACTTAATCGCAAGGTCAAGAAGGCCATAATATGGGTCAAGGCCATGTGAATAGTTAAGGCGAGTTTCTACTTTCTTATTCTCAATAGTCATACGGGACTTTTTAAGGTTGGCTGTAATGATGGCACCTGAAATAGAACCATCTTTATCCTTATCTTTCTTTTTACCAAGGAAGATAATTGTAGATGCGGCATATTCAAGTCCTGAACCACCACCCATCTTCTTAACAGGCACATATGAACCAACAACATCATAAACGTGGTTCGTTACAATTAGTGGCACCTTCGCTTTACCTAATTTGAGAGTAAGCACACGGAAGGCACCACGAACCAACTGTGCCCGTGTCATATCTCTTGTGTCTTTTCCATCGGCAATATCTTGCATCTCTTTATCGGTTGAGAGATTACCAAGAGAGTCGAGGACAAACAGCATTGGAGGTTTATCCTTTTGTGCGAGATACTTGTCGAGGATCTTTACTGCCTGTGTCCGAAATTCTTGAACAGTTGCCACAGGAACAATAGCAATCCGCTTAGTATCAATCCCCCTGTCTGATAGAAAAGACTTTGAGATAGCGGACTCGGATTCAAAATAAAATACAAATCCATTTGGATTATCCTCTAAGAATTGATAACAAACATTAAGAGCATAGAAAGTTTTACCAACTGATGGTTCACCAGCAAAGGCAGTCACTTTGTTTTGTGGAAGGCCGCCAAAGATAGAACCGGATAACAAGGCGTTCATGGCGTATGAACCAGTGCCAATAAATCCTGAAACGTCGCCGGCTTCTACACCCTCTTCGGCAATACCAGCGTATTCGTTGTTGGTTTCTTCCAACAACTGATTAAAAATGTCTGACATAAGTTTCTCCTTAGTTATTGCTATTAGGCAGTCTCGCCTAAAGCATCTTTATCTAAATCACCACGATTAACATAATTTTGTTTAAACCAATCCTGTAAATCCTTAAATCTACCAGGTTCCCATGTTCCCATGTTTTCTATATTAGCATCAATATAATCCTTACCCCATGTATTGGTAAGCATATGTTTTGTCTTATGTGAAGGACAATAAGTATTACAAGTTGGATTATACTGCTCTTTTGGTAAAATGGCAACCGGTCTATTGTATCTTAAAGTAAATCTTGTTAGCATGTAACAGGCCGTAGTGTCCTTTATATAGAAATCCTGTGCTAATGCTTTTCCTTGTTTTACATCAGGTGTATCAGGATAATTATAAAATGTCCTTTTGATTTCATCCATCAAATCAATCCAAAAAGGATCACCAGCCTTTGAGGCCATCATACAATTCTGGATGAACTCATCATTCATACAGGATTCTAATACAACGAAGTCTTGATCTTTAATATCATCATAAAAGTTCTGATAGCAATACATATCAAGATCATGATAGATTCCACCATACTTATGTAATAAACAGTATTCAGCAAAATCAATCTTCATAATATGAAATGGAAATGATTGATATAGATCCCAATATTGTGAATAATCTTCTTTAACCAATTCTTCCAGTTCTTCATCAGTCCAATTGAAATGAAAATATTCTCTTTCTGAAAATTGTTTTTTCCATGATTCAATACAGTGGTTCCAAACAGGATGCCATTTTGATTTGTCTGTAGGTCCTGTAGAGTGAATAAGTTTAGGTATCATTATGCCACTTCCTTAAAATGCTGTTGTAATTCTGGAGATAATTTCTCTAATATGTGTCCTGGAATACCAACTCTTACTATATTGGCCAATTCTACGATGTTATTAGGAGTAATAATATTTTCATCAGGAACAAATTCATATAAACGAGCTGGTGAATGTTTATGTTTATTATCCTTCTTCATAATATATTTTCTCCTTTAGAATATCAATATGTTCTGGTTCATTCTTAACTAATTCGGCCCAGTAGTCTCTTTTTTTATTCAATCTATTTGCTGCTTTTAAAGCATTTTTATAAAAATCATTATTGAGTGAAAAAGTATCTAGCAACTGTCTATCTGTTGGGAAAAAATTTGTTCCTGTTGCAACAGCATTTATTCCCGAATCATCAAATTGGTAATTATTAAATTTCATTTCCGAAACATTTTTAAACGCATCAACATGTGAGACAACATTTAAATTACACATAAATTCTGAATATTCTCTTCTACCTACATCTCTCCAATATTCTGTATCATCTCGGTGTGATAAAGCATAATGTAAGGCCACAAATTCCGAAAATCCTTTAAATTGTGTCCTACATGCCAAACTATAAGCATCTTTATCAAACTGGCTAACATAACCTTCTGGTTCTCTATCTAATACTCTAATAAGTTTAACTAAAAACATATGGACGCTATAAAGACCATTACTTTCTAATGGTTCAATAAAACCACCCGAAAGGCCGATAGGTACAACGTTTTTATACCAAAGTCTTTCATAACAACCTACTCTAAACTTTAATTTACGAAAGTTGAGTTCTCCGTTAAGTAGACCTTTGGATTGTAAATGATCTTTAAATTCTTCCAGAGCGACATCATCATCAATATACTTATCTGAATAAACGTATCCGGTTCCCATTCTACTCCAAACAGGAGTATTCCACACCCACCCATTACCTATAGCATGACAATCGGTGTATGTTACGAGTTGCTTTCTTTTATCTGTATATGGAACTTGGACGGCCCATGCCGAATTATTTGGTAGAATTTTTGTTAGTGAAATAAAAGGAACATCCAACTTACTATATAAAACCGATCTGAAACCGGTACAATCAATATATAAATCAGCGATAACTTCTTCACCATTATCTAATATAAGTTTTTTAATACCATCTTCGTCTGTATGAATATCTTTAACCTCAGCAAGGATATTTTTAACACCTTTTGGCATAGCATAATGTGATTTCAACCATAAAGCAAACTGTACCGCATTAAAATGATAAGCACAATCATTATCAAAACTATAGTTAGGAAGTATATTATTTTTATCAGAAATTTTATTTTGATTAACAAGTGCCATAATAGGATAAACACAATCAGCATAATCGCTAATAGGTGTTTCCGGATAAAACATCTTTTTTAAATACCAGTCATTTTTATTATTAAGATTGCCATCAACATTAGTGCCACCAAAAGGATAATGGAATGAACCAGCACCTTTTTTATAGAAATCTGTAAATCTAATGGAGAGTTTATATGTGGCATCACAATGCTTCATGAAATCTTCATCTTTAATCTCTAACAGTCGTAGCCATTCGTTAATGAAACCTAAGGTAGCTTCACCAACACCAACTGTAGGAATATTAGGACTTTCTATGAGTGTGATATCTCGACCTTTAAGACGGGCAATAAGAGTAGCAGCAGTCATCCATCCAGCAGAACCTCCACCAACGATAACAATCTTTTTAATCTGCTTACTCATGAAAAGAAATCCTCTAAACTTGAGACCTTCTCGGTCTTCCACCCAATACTATCAAGGATTATTTCGAGAGGGTAAAGAAAGGCCTTCTCGAACTGTGTATCATAATCGATATATTTAGTTAAGGCAAATTCTTCTGGTATGCCGCCTTGAGGGAAAGAAATAACATTAGATTGAATAGTATTTGGTTCTTTGAGGAAGATAAACTTCAGTTTTTCACCATTCTGAATTAGAGGATACTTTGATGTTAGTCCATTAGTATTAAGGAAATGGTTATACATGAGAGCACCTCTAACGTGAATGGGAGTACCGCTGCCATAGATGGATCGTTTGTCAGCATACTTAACCAGACCATTAAGACCACGGGGGAAAGAAATATCAGCAAGTGGTAAAGTTTCGAACTCTTGACGAAATTCTTGTATAAATTGCTGAATAGCATTTTCATCTTTGTCAAAAATAACATCAACAGCCTCTCTTAGTTTGTCTCTACATGCTGATGGTGTCGAGGACTTAACCATCTCAAGGCCCATAACTTTCTTTTTAGGTTGAGCATATTGCACACCTTCTGAGTTATGAACGTTTAGAATATATCTTTTCTTGGCAGTCCAGATTGCCTTATCTGCCAAGACCTCTCGCTTCATTACTATCTTTTGCTGGAAGACGTTAGTATATTCCCCAAGTTCTCGGCAAGCATTATCAATAACAGGTTGAATTTTATTCTCACAGACCTTATCAAGGAAGGAGATGATGCCTGATGAATTCCTAACTGCACCGTCTGCGTTAATAGTTTTGTCCACAAGAGGGCCAAGGCGTAGATACACCGAGTCTGTATCGACCGCAATAACATAATCATCCTCCGTTTTTAATATTTTGTTGAGATACTTATTAATCTCTCCTTCGATCCACCGTATTGACAATTGGCCAGTAGTCGTGACCGCAATCGCATTCCGTAGGTCGAAGAACCGAAAATACTTAGAACCCAGTGCCCCGTATAACGAGTTGAGCGATACTTTTTTAGAGAGTTGCAAGTTGTTATACCTTGCAATTCGGTTTTTGATTTCTTTTCTTTTTTCTTTATCACCTTTTTCTTTTTCATATTCCTGTTCCGCTTCTAACATCTTTTTCTTATAAACTTTACGGTCAGCGAACATCTTCTCGACCATTTCAGGCATAAACCCTTGTTTATCACGGCGATAGAATTGTCCGTTGGCGGTTAAACAAACATCTTTATTTTTTAACCCAGATAGATCCAACTTACGGGCCAATAGGCGATCAACACTAACACCGTCTGAAATAATGCTACGCATAGCATCATCGTAATCAACAGGCTCAATAATTGTTTCAGGAGATATATTGGATCCCATAATGACACTAGGATACTCACTATTAACGTCAAAAGAAGCAACCCAATTATGAAATCCATTAATGGTATCCTTAACATAGGCACCCACATATGCGGCCTCCTTTTCGTGGCGTTCAATTGGTGGAACAACTACATTCTTACCTTTGAGATGATGGAAACAAATAACGTCCCACATTCTAACTTGTGCGAACACATCCTCATAATTACATTTGTTATCATAAGATAAGGTAAGGGCCAATTCAATCAACTTATTTTTATCATCAATCTTGTCAACAAGGTCAACGTCTTTAATGTTATAGTCGATGAACTTTTGATAGTCCTCCTTATACAAGTTCAACAAAGAACCGTATTCTTCATAGGATAGTTTGCGTTCACCAAGTTCAACGTGTGCGATACTATCCAACTTATAGGACTCTTGTGATTTTCCGTCTTTAGCATATCGCTGGTACAAATCAAGCAAATCAAGTGTGGCAATACCTAAAATAGAATAGGACTTAATCTTTCTATTCATACCAAGGTCAACCATCTTATCGTTGATTACACCCCACGGAGAAAGTTTCTTGGCCTCATTCTCTCCCATTAGTTTGCGAATACGATTGACCAAATATGGTATATCGAAGTTCTGGACATTCCAACCTGTAATGATGTCAGGATATTCTGATTGCCACCAACCAAGAAACTTACGAATAAGATCAAACTCATCCGCACATTTCATATACGTAACATCATCTCTGCTATTAGAATAATCACCACAACCAAGTGTAGTGAATTGTCCGTCCATTTTAATTGTGATTGCTGTTAGTGGGCCGTTAGCATGTTCTGGTTCAGGGAATCCACCTTCTGGCGGTTCACCAACCTCGATATCGATGTTGGCCACTTTGATAAGGGACATATCCCAATCAACAACACCTTTAAACTCATCGGCAATAAAGCAATATTGATAACGAGTATTACCATAAACTTTAAAGTTCTCAACATTATCATATTGAGAAACGAAATCCCGGGCATCTCTAATGTTGCCAGGTTTTACCTTACCAACATAGTCGCCATGAATAGTTTTATATTTTGTGGGGGTCTGTGAAGGCACGAAAAGAGAAGGGTGATACTCGACTTTATGTCGCACCCTTCTCCCTTCTTCAACACCTCGATATAGAATTCTTCCGCCCCATACCTCAACGTTTGTGTAAAATTTCATTATTTTCCTGGGATAATAAGTTTGCTGTCTGGTACCATAACGCCACCGAATACGGCATTATATTGATTAATGAACTCAGAAATAGGATTCATCTTTGCTAACACATGTGCCGCATTAATCTCAACTTCTTTGTCTTCTGACCATTCACAATATGGTGCGAAACCAACTGATGGTTCTTTTGGATTCATCTGGCTCGGCACGACCATAACACGAACAGGATTTTTTAGTGTGATAGTATCCTTGGTCTCTTTAACAATTTCACCGAGGATATCTTGCCCATTTAGTAGGCGTAGGTTTTTAATATTTGTAGCCATTAGTCTGCAATCTCCATTAAATAATCATAAACTCCAACCGTCACCCATTTCTCAGGAATGTGAGTGGTTCGGTTTCCATTCTCACCCATAAATGAGTAAGAGTTATCAAGATCCATAATCTTGACAATTCGCTCCCACTTGCCATCAAAGGCACGCTGCTTAAAAGCAGTCTCTAAAACATGCATCTTACTTTCATGAAAAGGTACCATAGTAATCTCCTTAGTCCCATAGGCCACGATAATACTTACCAAACAATCTAAATCCGTTATTTATTCTATCATTATACTCTTTTATACCCTCTCTGTCAACCCAATAATCTGGGTTTGTTTGTGTCATTTGAACTCTTTGATACGGAACACCGTCATCATCTTCCCATTTGTTCCAATCATACACAGGTGTTCCGTGAACAAACTTATCTTCCCAACTATCATCAAGTTCCTGCTCGAAGGCCCAGATCATTTCATTAAGAACCCATTCCCACTTGTAATGAACCCAGTTATCATCATCTCCACCATGGCGCATATGTTCTGGTAAGTCCTCATCATCAACAATAGGAGAACCTTGCTTGGTTGCTTTGAGTTGTTTAAGCATAGGAAGAATGATATGTGCGAGTGTATTGTCCATAGACCAAGTATCATAATCATCAATATGAACTTTGACTTTTCGACCACCTTTTAGTTCATGAATCCAGTTAAAGAAATCTTCGGCAGGAGTATTTTCACAAATCCAATCGCCAATATCTTCACAGGTTTTTTCACTAACACCTACTTTTTGTAGCAGGTCAACGGTTTGATAAACACCCCACCACTTATAATATGGGCCTATGTAAACTTTCATAATTTAATCCTTTATGATTTAACACTAATACTAGACGCTACTACAACTCTTAATTTATTACTATGTGGTTTTTTAGACATCGCTACTTTATGATTAATAAAAGAAGGAAAAATTATTAAATCATCTTCTTTTGAATTTATATAATTATTAACTCGGTACATGGAGTTTTCTTTTTTACTTTTATCTAAATTAATTCCAATTTTCATATAATCAATAAATGGACCTATACTGAGTGGATTTTCAAATTTTGTGTGTTCGTGAAAATTTGAATCGAATGATAAATAATGTATCATGACAAATTGATTGGAATATCCATCGGCATACTGAGATAGGTGATTATGGCATTCCATATGTCCGTTTATACCAACATTAATGTTATCAATACTCCACCTATATAAAATATTATTAATATTTGTTCCATAAATAGATGTCATATAATTTTTTATTATGTTATCATATACTAAACCGAGTTGAGTAAAATTTATTTTTTTATATTTTGGATTATCAAAATTACCATAATAATTATGAAAAGAAATATCAGGAGAATTTTTTAGAGTAGATTCTCTATTGGGGTTTTTTTCATAATTGTAGATAATTGTATCCATTATTTCTTTTTTATTATAAGAATTTGGGTCTATTGCTGTTTTATAATAATTAACTTCAAATAGTGTATTTTTTTCCAATAGTGTCATATTGTTCTCTCACTATCTTCACGATGTTGTTGGAGCAGCTGCCGCACACTTGCGAACAACCAAGTTCTTTTAGTATGGTGCCAACCGACGGTTGACGTTCCTTACCGTTAATACATTCCTTGACTTTATCTTCGGTAATCAAATTACAGGAGCAGATAATCATTCCTCACCTCTACCTATATATTATAGTATAAAATGGAGTATATGTCAATATGAAAAAACTTGCTATTATCGGTCGAGGAACAGCTGGATCTTTGGCCGCTGCACATTTCCTTAGACATACTGATTGGGAAATAGACTGGTATTTTGATAATGATATTAAACCTCAGGCCGTTGGTGAAGGTTCTAATTTAATTCTTCCTAATTTTTTAAAAAATTGTTTGAATTTTGAACACCATGATTTATCAAAAATTGATGGTTCTTTTAAAGCATCTATATATAAAGAAGGTTGGGGAAAAGGTCAAGGATTTCATCATACTTTTGCTCCGCCACTTTTATCATACCATTTTAATGCTAACAAATTACAAGATTATATATTATCTTTAGTTAGAAGTAATCCAAAACTAACAATCAAAGAGCAAAATATAATTCATGATAATATAGACTCCGATTTTATTTTAGATAGTTCAGGTCGTCCAAAATCTTACGAAGAATTTCATTTATCAAAATATATTCCGGTAAATTCAGTCCATGTAAACCAGTGTTATTGGGAATATCCAAGATTTCAATATACTTTAACAATTGCCAGACCATATGGGTGGGTCTTTGGCATACCTTTACAAAATAGGTGTAGTATTGGATATATGTATAATAATAACATAAACACTCTCGAAGAAGTTAAAGAAGATATAAAACATATTTTCACTCAGTTTAACCTTGTACCTAGCGACCAAACAAATACTTTTAGTTTTAAAAATTATTATAGGAAACAAAATTATAGCGAAAGAATATGTTATAATGGTAATGCATCTTTTTTCTTAGAACCTATGGAAGCAACATCAATAGGAATGATGCAAGTTATAAATAAATGGTCTCTTGACTTATTTAACGATATCTCAAATATTGATATTATCAATTATAGATATTATACAGTTAACAAAGAAATTGAATCTGTAATTATGCTACATTATTTTGCCGGATCTATTTACGATACAGATTTTTGGAAATTTGCCAAAGAGAGAGGTGAAAAGTGTATGTTGGATTCTTTAACACAAAAAAAATATAAACTTGATAGATCATTTCATGAAATGTTAAATGATGTTGATAATAATAAAAGGTTTGAAGGATTTGGAACTTGGAATAAAGAATCATTTAAGCAAAATATAGTAGGTCTTGATGTTAGAGAAAATCTTGATAACTTAATTAATAATACAATTATAGGAGAATAATATGCCAATTAATAGTTGGACAATCAATCTCGTCTTAGGAGTAGTTCTATCTATCATTGTTGGTGGCGGAATCTACGTCTGGAAAGAATCCATAGCGACACAAGCATTGGTTGAATATAAGTCACAAGAATACTTAAAACAGTTAGAGGAACAAAAGAAGGCCATGGAAGATACGGCGGCTATCCTAAAAGAAAGCACCGAGATTGTGGCCGACCTTAAAGACAAGACCATTCAAATGAATGAGAAGGTTAAAAATTTGGAATCATATCTAGATACTCACAAAGATGAAAAGGAATCTTCTGAGGTTCTTAAAAGAACATTTAAGGAACTATCACAATGAAGAAACTAATTCTCCTTTCACTATTACTAGCTGGCTGTCAATCAACAGTACCAACAACTAAACTACAAGTCATTACACCTCCAGATGAAATGTATGACTGTCCAATCAAGACAAAGTGGCCGAACTGGAAAACGCTAAACGACACCGACGTTGCTAAAACGATTGTTGAACTCTATAAGAACAATCATCGTTGTAAGAACTCCGTCGATGCCATTCGTAAATATCTAACGGACGCTAAGGCCCAGATAGAAGATTAACTGGAAGAACCTGAGTCCTTAGCAGCCACACCAATACCAAGAAGTGATAGGACAAAAGGCCATGACTGGTCGAGAGGTGGCAGAGGAATGCTTTCAGGCCATACGCCAGCATATTTTAGTCCATAAGCAATCAAAGGGATTAGTGCCATAAGTGTTGTGCGCCAATCTTTAAGAATACTAGGCATATTATTACTCCATATTGATAAACCCAGAATTGGGCGGACTATTTAGGAGAATTGGAGCGGAGAGTGGGAGTCGAACACCACATTCTGAGGTGGGAACCTCAGGTAATAACCATTATACGACCTCCGCAAGAAGGTGGGGACATTTAACGTCGGCCCCATGGACGTAGCACTTGTCTGGGAGACAATACTATTTAGCGTATTTGGTAACAAAAACTATTTGTTACGCACCATCAAGTTGAGCCCAATATCCAACACTATACCAAACTGTTAAGGTATCTTGTGTAAATTGGACTAAGACAAGGTCATCTTTTTCTTTTAAAATCTGAGGTTGATAACCTTTGTCCTTCATCAGACTCTCATATGATTTCTGGTTGGTTTTCTTGATCCAATAATGCATTAGAGACCTAAAAATCCAACGCCGAGAAGGCCACGGGTCTTTGGTGAGACATCAATCTCAATATCATTACCATCGACATCGACATCAACATCTGAACCAACTGGAGCAGTAGCAACTACACCGTGTGGTGTTACCTGTGCCGCTGGGGCAAATACACCACGACTCTTTGTAGCACCAGGAACAGCAACGGTCTTACCATTGTGTGTCTCATCCTGAAATGCCGAAGCAGAAACAGTTAGACCAAGAACGATTGCTGCTGTTAGAAATACCTTATTCATTATTATCACCTTTCTTCTATGCTAAACCTAATCCGTCATGTTCGCCGGCATCAGGCAATTTAAGGGAACCATCTGCGTGACGTTCCTTTTTCTTGCGATCCACACCACTAAAGTTTTCTGGGTGTTTCAAAATATCTGCGAGGAATTTAACAAACTCTGCTAAATCTTCCTTATTATATTTGGCACCAACTTTACCATCTTCTCTAAGATAAGCAGAAAGAAGGCAGTATGCCTCATTACATGCAGGGTAGGATACCTTTTCATCTACTACCATAAAATTCTCCTTAATAAATATATTGCGCTGCATCATTTATAAGTATATAGGTTGTTTTGAGGATTGTCAAGTGTTATTTTAACACTTAAAAGTTACCGTAGCATCCTTCCACTCACCGAACATATGAACCTGAGCCTGCGATGATTTAAGATGGCAAACTTTAGGTTCAATTTTAACTTCGTGCTTCTCACATTCGCCTGAGTGAAGGCAAATGGAAATAACGGCAAATACTAACTCTTTCATTTAATAACCTTTCCTACAAGATAAAATAGAGTAAACATGATTGTGGTTCCAATAATAGAACCAGTTAGTTCAATCCAGTATTTACTCTCCTTGAGACTGGGAGACTGCTCGGTGGTAATACCTTTCGAAGATGCTGAGTCGATCTTCTTCTGAGTAGCAGTCGGGAATTGGATAACCTTTGACTTTTTGCCAGACATGTTCTGCCATCTCCAATGTAAATTCACGATCTTTCTTTTGTTCTTTTTCAATATCATTCATTTTCATTCCAATTCTAATAAATGAAGTCCTGAAAGAGATAATTCATTTCCAACATTACCTAAAGGAAATGTATTAAATGCAATACTAATTCTCGTTTCAATCCCTACTACAGGTTCAACACTATGCTTTAGATAAGAAGGAAATAAAATTAAATTTCCAGTTTCTATTGGAAACCACCATTTATCAGAATTATATATATTCCATTCAATTGGTTCAATTTTTATTAAATCGCATTTTTCTTTATGAAAAAATATTTTATCTGTTTTTTTATCGGCGTTCACATAAAAACAACCGGAAATAAAAGAATTAGGATGACTATGTAAATGATGCCATTCTCCAGGTTTATTCCAATTTAACCAAGATTGTGTTATTTTCATTCTAACATCATATTTAGGTTGATACGTAGTAATAAAATATTCGTGTAAAGATTTTTCAATATATTGTTTCAGACTAGACAAACATTTATTTCTTAAAATATGTGTTTCTTCGCTTCTAGTATTTCCTAAATTTTTAGATTCTTTTAATTCTGAAATATATCTCAGAGATTCATCTGATAGCATTTGATCATATTTAAAAAAACCAATAGGTATAGGAAATAAGTTTTCGATAATCATATTTTACCTCACAGGATTGCGTAAAGTCCAATTGCGACTCCTAATGTAAATGGTATAAGATTACTTATTATAACAACACCAAAGGCCGTTAGGAATAAACCAGTAGAAGGACCGTCTTCCGTTTCTTCATGGTCTGCTACGTTGCTGTAAACAACACCTCTGATGAAGGTATTAATTGATACACTAAGTATAAGACATCCGATTATTAAAAATGCAAGTAGCATTTTATTCTCCGTTCTTTAGATATATATGATTGCCTATAACAGCACAATCTAAACTTGTAGTTTTAAGTAATTCTACTACCGTTTCAGGATGACCTGCTATAGGTTTGCCCGCTAAGTTTAAACTGGTATTTAATAACACAGGACATCCAGTTAATTTATAAAATTCCTCCAACAGTTTTCTAAAAATAGGATTTTTATCACCAACCGTCTGCACTCTACAAGTTCCGTCTATATGAGTTATTGAAGGTAGTATATCAGATTTTAATCGACATGTAAAGAGCATATATTCGTCTTCCCATTCCATATCGAAATAATCTTTTGCATATTCTACCAAAACGGAGGCACCAAAAGGTCTGTAGTTTTCCCTATTTTTTATTCTATTAATTATTTCTTTACCATTAGGAATTCTTGGGTCCATAAGTATAGAACGATTTCCTAATGCCCTTGGGCCTATTTCTCCATGACCTTGATACCAGGCCACAGTTTGTCCTTCTGATAATTTTTTAGCAATAAGTGATATAGTTTCATCTGTAGGAATATCGGAAGGAGAAATATCATTTTGCATATATGGAAATTGCGACATATCAAACATAGAAAGATTATGTTTTTGTCTCAAATATTCAAGACATCCTAAACTCAAACCTTCATCACAAGAATGTGGTGCAATATATAAATTTTTAAAATGTTTTTTCAAAGTGGTATTCCACACTACATTTTGTGCTACACCTCCGGAATAACCAATAACATCATCTGGAGAGGCGAATTTTGAGAAAAGTTCTAATAATAATTCTTCAATTCTAAGGTGAATAGTCCTCAACCAATTGATTTTGGTGAGTTCGGAAACAAGATTATCACCTTTATAATTTATCCAACTATTATAGTTAAATATGTCGTTTATATTATACATATCATATTTTCTTAAAATATTCAAATATTCTTGATCAATAGTTCCATAAGATTGCAATCCCATCGCCTTACTGGCAACATCTACATTCAGAAGAGATTTAATATTTAAAGTTGTTCCGGCATTCATCATTCCCCATCCTATAGATCCGTTTTCTTTATTACCATGACTTATAAATTTCCATTTATTTTTTTTATCGAAAACAGACCATGTTTTATGATCACCTATACCATCTATAACAAAAGACACATCAGGAATTTTACCTATTAATGGATAAACACTTAAAGCATGTGCATAATGATGATGTATGATTTGACAATTTAATTCTAATAAAGGACCATTACATGTTGCAATATCATCCATTTCATTAAATGAAATGTTCCAAAGGTCTTTAAGTTCATTTTCAAAATCACTAAAGGTTTTGAAACTGAACCTTTTTATATCTTTTGTTCTTTCAAATTTATGAAATCTTACAAATTTACCATCATAATAGGAGACACTATGATCATGATGAGTTAAACTAATACCTAATAATTTCATTTACTCTCTTTCACCCGTTCATAATAATAGCACAAAAGATGACATAGTTCAACTGTTTTTTCTATATCACCACTTCTTATCTGGTTCTCGCCCAAAAGACTCCAACGTTCGGAGCCATTCGCTGTCTGCATCCTTCTCAAAATATCTATTGCTTCCTCGAGGTCGTCGTTGAGTAATTCGAACATCTGATTGTTCCTTATTGTTGACCTTTTTGATCCACCCGGAACATGCTCTAACTTGTTTGTCTGATATTTCTCCATTACATATCGGCCTCATGGATGGAATAAACCATCGAGCATCAGCAACATCTAATGCCGCATATAGGAAGAGAAACACAATACCAAAGGTAAAAGGTTTCTCCTCGTGCCACTTTTTCATTTAAACATATCCGCGAGTGCTTCAAACGCGCCGTTGTGCCTTAAAATCTTTAAAGACCAATTCATCGGCACATATCCGCAGAATAGTAAAAACATAGCAAGTCTAATTAATTTTTGAATGTGAGGATCTACCATAGTTTTTTTATTTAGGCTTTGTGTATAAACTGCTTTTTCTGTTCAACAGTCCACTCTTTGAGATAGTCGTTCTCCTTATCAAACATTTTTAGGTATTCTTCTTCGGTAATCTCACGATGAGAGAATGTATCCTCTGCGATATGATGTTGTGCGAACTCTTGCAATCCATTTTCTATACCACCAGTAGCATGACAAACTATATCATCAAGGGCATACTCAATAGGATCTTCATCTCTTAACTCTATGGCATACATATGACGAAAAGTGGATACGGTTTCTACTAATACAATCTTAGGCATTTTATATCTCCGCTATTAGAACAGGATCAACCAAACTTCTTTCATTAGGATATCCAAACGGATTACACACAACTCTTGTATTGAATATCTTGTAATCAAAAGCATTATGTGTATGCCCATGTATCCATAGTTTTACATTATCGGTCATCATATGCTCCAGATCAGAAGCATATAGTGTATTCAGTTCTTTATCATTCGCATACTTTTCATGAATACTTTGCCATGAGGGAGCATGATGTGTTACGACTACACAAGGTTCAGTTATCTCCTTTTCTAGGTACATTCTAGAAAGGACGTGTTCAATATAAGCGTCCTCCGGAGTAAACTTACGATAGTTGTCTTTAGCATCACAATACTTGATGACATTAAAATCATTCATGGCAAACCTTAGTTTGTTGATCGTCAATGGATTTTCAATATCAACCTCTGTCCAAAGCGAACAACCAACAAACTTTACACCATCAATAACGATACTTTCTTTATCAAGAAAATGTAGGTTCTTATATTCCGACAATCCTTCACGAAGAATAGAGGCAGTCTTGTTGAATGTACCTTTATAGTGTTCATGGTTGCCCATAATATAGATTACATTCTTGAAGTTGGTACAGACCTCATCAAAGAACCTGTAATATCCAACATTGTTTATATTACGTTCTTTATTTTTGAATGCCTTAGCAATACAAATATCACCAGCCAACACCAGCACATCTGCACCAGCATTAGGAATATGGACGTCATGACCAAACTCAAGATGAAGGTCTGATGCGATCTGTATCTTCATAATATTCCTCAATTAGTTTCTTACAGCGTTTCTTCCAGTCGTTTCGCTGCCATGATGCTTTGTCGTGCGATAGTTCATGGTAATCGTTGGCGATAAACTCCACGAGTTTTTTAAACTTTTCTAACTCTGCGATGCGCTCATACGGGTCTTGCTTAAACAACTCATCAGCAGCAACGACAGCACGACCATTTTCCGACTGCCAACATCCCTCCTCTGCCATAATGCCTATAGTGCGTTGGCCGATACACAGCGGCACTTCCAACTCCGCAATCCGTTTTGCTTGAGCCTCAATAGCGTCGGCTGCTTCTATCATAGTATGACTTTGACTAGATCGTAAAAGATCAATCAACTCTTTGTGATCAGTCATTCTCTTTACCCTTTGGATCATACACACTTTTATACCAGTTTGTGTAATCTGGTTTGGTCATATAGTCTCGTAACACTATCTCAATAGCCGCACAGACACCATCCTCTTCTGGGTTGTTTAGCATAATCTCATAATATCCTTGTAAGTCCTGAACAACTATTCCAGATAGCATAGCATCATCTAGTTCTATTTTCATTTTTTCTCTCCTAATACCTTACGGGCGGTGTTAGCAGCCCCAAATGATAAATCGTATGGCGGCTAACCATATTGTGAAATAGAAAATTGTCGGGACTATCCCAAGATAAAACAAAGTTTCAACTAGCCAGTTAAGCATAAACATCTTTTTTCTCCAATACTTTACGGACGGAACATATAACACTGGCAATTTGTGGACTTACATACAGCGTATTTATTGCCATTAACGGCTTTAGTGCCGCTTCTAACTCTGCGATGCGGGAGCATAGATGTAAGTTTTCTTTACCCAACTTGTCTGCTTTTATTGCTGTTTCTGCGGCAAATCTTGAAAGCCATGCAGGGTTAGACATGGCAATGGATATGGAGGATTTACTCGTAATGTCGTCAAGAAACTTTTCAATCTCATCAGTCATTTCTTCTCTCCTAATACTTTACGGGCTTGATTAAAATACATTAGCTCAAACATAACAACATCATCTTCTTCTGCTCTCGGCTTACAATAAGCATATCTTTCTGCCACCTCAGCAAGCGGATTTAACGCTGCTTCTAGCTCTGCGATGCGGGCGTCAAGTCGTCCGGCTTCTTTGATGTATTCATCAACGAATTGGGCTGTCACTTCCAACTCCGCAATCCGCTTTGCTTGCGCCTTAATAGCATCAGCGGCTTCAAGCGCATCGTTTGGATCAACCGTGGGTGCACATTCCGCACACTCCAGTGTATCTCGGGCGGCAATACCATCACGGCGCAATCGTTCCACAAGGTCTGTATATTCTTTCATTTCTTTTCCCTCAAGTTCATCTTCTCTACTATCCACTCTTGGAATTGGTCATTAGTAGAATAGTAGTTTATCAAAAGGTCAATAGCATTTAGCAGTTCATCATCCGGAGGAATCGTCTCATCCGAGCAATCATACTTATCAGGCATACAGTTGAGACGATAGGCGTCTTTTAGTGACTCCAATGTGATTTCATCTTTTTGGTCGGTGTTTAGTTCAATATTCAGATCAACGGTCACTTTCATCTTATTCATCCTCATCTTGGAATGGTATTGGTCTTAGAGTGTCCTGTGCCTTCATTAGTATCTCAGAAAGGGCCATACGGTATTTAAAACCATCATCCTCTAACTTAGCAATATGGTCGTTATTTTCTCTTATCGTTTTGAGTGCTTCACGCATACGGCCTTTCCAAAAATCTATTTCTGCTGCTTGTGTCTCAATAGTGTCGGCGGCTTCTCCAAGCATTTTCATTCCGCTTGTAGTATGTCCAAGGCGCAGTCGTTCAAGCAATGGTATGTCAGTCATTCCTTGTCTCCCAATACCTTACGGGCGGCGCGTATGTCATCGCAGTTCAACGCCCACTCATAAATAACGCCATGGTCATCCTCTTGAAGAACAGGAGTTACATTTGCAAACGGTTTCAGCGCCGCCTCTAGTTCAGCGATGCGGTTACGGCAATCAATCAGCAATTCCCGCACAGCTTCATGGTTAGCCAGTTCTGGATTGAACAGGCCGCCGCTGGAGAGATAACCCGATATGCGTTCTAGTTCGTCAGTCATTTCTTTTCCCACCATGTTATCTTTGGATTATGAAACTCGTATGCCTGAACCAACTGCTCTGTCGTCCATATTTCAGGAGTAGTGAAGTTTCCTTCAAGCCATCTTGTAAATCTAATCCAATCTTTGTTTTTCATCATACCCAGATTCAATTCGGTATATTCTGGAACATCATCACCATATACATCAATACGACCAGCACACCAGTCTTTACCATTTTCTTTGATCCATTCAGAATTGACTGGACCCATCCAGTTTGTGCTATAATGAACTTTCATCGTGCCACCTTTTACTTTTTCTTACCAACATCTTCAAGATTTGTGCCGTCGGTAATATACTGATATGGACCCTTAGAATAAAGAGGGGCAGTCCTGGCCGCTTTGGCCAAGATCGCTTCCTGGACATGCTGAGGTTCTTTGTGTAGATTGGCCATAACACCACGTTTGGCACAGGCATACTTAGTACCTTTAATACCTGTGGAAACATAATCTGACCGATCTACCTTTAGAACCTCAGCACATTCTTTTATACTATTAACCGCTTTACGCTTTTTAGGCAATTGTGATATATGAAGGCCAATGGACTTTAACCACGCCTCATGTTCTCTCGCAGACTTGGAAGGCTTGCGGGCCTTCCGTTTACGCAAGTTAGTTGTGGTATAATAAACAGGCAATAAAGGCATTATTGTTCCTCTGTGTTTTCTTCCTGATATTCTTTCCAAAACTCATATTCACTTTCCAATTCCTCGGCAAGGTGCTCTGGTAAATGATCTCGCCATTCATCATCGGCAAAATCATAATCATAACATTCATCAACACCGTCGGAATACTCACCGATAAAACCCATACCTTCTTCACGGTAATCGGCAGATATAGAAAAACCCAACTCTTCCATCTTTTTATAGAAAGCAACAGGTGGGTTCCATGCGGTATCAAAACCTAGGTCAAGTTCCTTAGGAGCATCAAGGTTGATAAACCCGTTTGAAACATCCCACTTGGTACCCCAGTTTTCGAGGCAGAAGCTATACCAATCAGTATAACCGTGTTTCTTTACGTTGTCAATTTGTTCCGGCGTATCACCACCAACATCGGCATTAATACACAAATCCTTAGGAATAGGAACAAACTCGTCAAATAAACGGCCATCCTCAAATGCCTTTTTGGCACGGGAAATCATGGCCGGATCTTTATGTGATAGGGAGAGATTATTAGAACACCAATTAGGCATAGCACATTCCTTTCATTATGATTACATTATAACACAAGGAATATGCGGTGTAAATGCGACATATTGTCGCACCTTGTTTACAATCAAATGATCTATAAATGGGTCAGGAGACGGTCATATGATCTGTTTATAGATCAATCCATATTTCCGAAGTCATTATTCAGGCGAGAAGCAGGAACGGAACCTCCACCACCGCTTGCGGATGATGAAGGACCGGAAGTAGGAAAGTTATGATGACTGGCATTAAAGGATGTAGAACCTTCACTCCAACCAGGATTTTGCCATGAATAGGCCGGTATATCATGTACCGGTTCTCCACTTAAAGAATGAAACTGTGCCAGTATAATCAAAGTCTTTATCATACTAAATTATTCACAAATTGGTCAGTTGCGGATTCCCATGAAAATTGTTTTGCTCTTGCTACGGCATCTTCTCTTTTTAGTTTAGATGCCTTTACAATTGCTTCTTCATAGTGATAACTATCGGTTAGAATACCAGATTTACCATCTTCAATAATATATCGGTTCACCTCGTTGTCTAATCCAGCAACAGGTAATCCACATGCCATGGCCTCTAACACAACAAGTCCAAATGTGTCTGTTAGAGAAGGCCAAGCAAACACATCATATGCTGGTAAAAGGTCGGCAATCTCTTGTTGTGTTTTACGACCGAGAAAATAAGCATCTGTGTATCTTGCTTTGTATTCATCTAATTGTGGGCCATCACCAATAACATATTTACTGATGTTAGGATTGCTTATCTCAAGGTATTCAATTAGATTCTTTTCTGCTGATACCCTACCGACATAAATGGCACGGATAGTACCTGTGTTGGTCCAAGGTGATGGTTTGAATAGGTCTGTATCAACTCCACGGGACCATATCTTTACGTTCCGTATACCCATTTTAGAACAGTAATCAACCATGGCGGGGGTAGGTACCATAACACAATCGCTGTTTCTATGGAACCAACGAAAATACCTACCAGTAATTCTTGGTGGTATATAAGCGTGTTCATATAGGTATTCTGGATATCGAGTATGAAAGGATGTTGTGTAATGTCTTTTATATTTTTTACAATAATATCTTGCGGCAAGGCCTATACTTCCTTCTGTTGCTATGTGTATGTGTTCGGCATTCTTCACATATTCATCAGCAAGTCCCATAGGCATAATCGGCATATAAATGCCAGTTGATGGTTGTAATGGTACAGTTAGTTTGAAGAGGCCGGGGTGAACCACCTTGACCTCAAACCCTCGTTTCTCAAGGTGTTTAATAGTTGTCTTTAATGTCGTGACAACTCCGTTTATTTGGGGTTCCCACGCATCTGTAAAAATAGTAATGTTACTCATCGTCTTATTATCTCAAACTTTCCATTATGGTGTTCAACAATAGCGGTACAGGATTCTACCCAGTCGCCGCAGTTTAAGTATTCAATATTATCAAAAGAACATATATTAGCATGATGAATATGGCCGCAAACCACCCCATCGACGCATCTCCTTCTGGCAGCATCAGCAACTACCTTTTCGTAATCACCGATAAAGTTTACCGCTTCTTTGACACTCGATTTTGCCCATGCTGAGAGGGAAAAACCACGAATGCCTAATATATGGTATATATTCTGCAAATACCTATTAAGGTCTATCATCCTATCATACAACCATCCACCTATTAAGGCAAGCCATTTGGCGTTCATCGTAACAAGGTCAAACTGGTCTCCATGAATAATAAGGTATTTCTTACCGTTTTCTCCATAGTGTATAGCATCATTCACCAGTTTTATACTACCCATTTCTATTCCATTATACTCTCTAAGGAATTCATCATGATTACCTGTAACGTATATAACCGGAATATCTTTCTTAGATTGTTTTAGGAAGAATTGAATAACGTTATTGTGCGCCTGAGGCCAATAGACTTTCTTTCTCATCATCCATCCGTCTATGATATCTCCAATCAAGTAATATCTGTCGGCTTCGGTTTCTTTGAGGAACTCTAAGAGTTTTTCTGCGTTTGAATATTTGGTGCCAAGATGAACATCGGATATAAAGATACTTCTATACTTTTTCTTATCTTTACTTTTCAAGGCCGCTCCTTTGGTTAGAAGGCCTATTATTTATCGCACCGCAACATTAACCGTTTTATGACGATTTCATACTTTCCATAATATCGTCTAACGTGTATAGAGGTGTATAATCTAATAGTTCTTTTAATTTGGTATTATCAGCGACCAGATAAGGAACGTCTCCTTTCCTTTTGCCTGTATAAACTATAGTCATTTCACCATTATGAATGATTTGATTTGCCTTGTCAACCACTTCTTTTACGGAGTATCCGTTAGATGAACCGATATTGACGGCAAAGTTTGCTTTCTCTTGTTTTTCGAGATAACGATAGGCATGTATATGGGCACGGCAAATATCTACCACATGGACATAATCACGAACACAAGTTCCATCATCAGTTTGGTAATCATCACCATATATTGTTGCTGTTTTATTTTTAGCAAGTATAGGAATTAAATGTGTTTCTGGGTCATGTTCTTCATATAGATTTGCTTTTACATTACGACCACAGGCATTAAAGTATCTAAGTCTTGCCACATTTATATCATCAAGGCCTTCTAATATGGTTTCACACATAGCCTTTGATTTACCATAAACTGATGTAGGATTTACTGGTTGAGTTTCAAGTATATTACCACCAAAGATATAATCTCTACTACAATCACCATAAACTGCGGCTGTGGAAGAAAAGATAAAGTTCTTTACTCCGTATTTCTTTGCTGCGGAGATTGCTCCAAGTGTTGCCCCGATGTTGTTTCGGTAATATGAGAATGGGTTTCGTTCACCTTCTTCCACAGAAATGTATGCGGCAAAGTGGAATATGCAGTCGATACGCCCCTTTGTGGAATAAAAGGTATCGCTGACAAGATCAGCATGGATAAAATCATCATAAAGATGCCTAAGATGCGGTTTAACATCTTTATCTACTCCTATTATATGGCAGTCAGGATAAAATGTGCCAAGTTCATGACACATATGGCTGCCGATATAACCGTTACAACCTGTGACTACGAATGTTTTCATTATGAAACCTTATATTTAATATTACCAGAAACACTTATTCTATATTCATCACTTGTATAAAATGGACATACAGAATGATTTAAAACACTAGGAAAAAACAAACCTTTACCTTCATAACTTTTATCGGTAAATATAGGATAATTACGAATCATACCTAAAATATTGCTATAATGAAAAACAAAAGATGATGTTAAATTTTTTTTCTCATTCATTTCATTATATACTTTTTTTTCTTCTATTACATCATATGGAATTTTTATCCATATAACAAATGAAAAAATTCCAGAATGGTCATGTAAAGGATTAAATTCATGTTTTTTTTGAAAGTTGACCCAGCAATTTTGTAAAATAAGAGGAACACCAGATGTCAGTATATTGTCACAATATTCTAAGGAACCAAAATTATAAAAATATTTTTCAACTAAAGGATATATAATATTTCCAATATGTTCTCGACATTCAATTAATTTATATTCTTTATCAATATGTCCAGCTAAACTTTTATTACATTTAATAGATTTATCAAAATTATTTTGTATTCCATTAACTTCATTTTTTATTGGTAATAACTGTTCTTCATCTAATTCAAATTGTAAAAATCCTAAATTAGGAAATGTAAAAGGAGTTATATTCATTTGGATGCCGTCATCAATAGAACCGCACCACGGGCAGGTTCAGGATTACGTAAATCAGGAACACGTTTGATATCTTTAAATCCTGCTTCACTCAAATGTTTGTGTAAGATTACCTCACAGAAACCATTAATATGTCCCATACCTGGTATTTTGTGTTCTTCTGGATGACGCCAACCACCGAACAAATAATCCATGGCATTATCCCAAGGGTTTTCATGCTGTCTTAACCAATCAACGTTGGCCTTTTCATTCCAATCCCTCTTCACAATACGTTCCATAATCCACAAAACATCAGGACAGGAAATCTCAAAGATACCACCTGGTTTCAAAACACGATTGATTTCTTTTAATACCAAAGGAGCATCAAACTTGGTTAGGTGTTCAATAACATCACCAAGATAAATCTTGTCAGCAAAGTTATCTTCAAATGGATATGGATAATGTGTGAGGTTGTGGACGTGTGTGACGCCGGCCCACTGGTGTAAATCCATTCTTATCGTAGCATCGGCCTTTGGATGTGGGCCTGAACCAATATCAATAATTACCATGTTATATCCTTATGCAAAGTTACCAGAAACACTTATTCTATATTCATCACTTGTATAAAATGGATTCACAAAATGCCGCATTTTAGCAGGAAAGAATATAAGTTTATTTTCATATGTTTTATCAGCAGGAATAGGATGCCTTTGTATTTCACCTAAAGCATCTGTATATTGAAAGCAAAAGTTAGCAGTAATGTTTTCACCTGGATTAATGTGAGGGAATGTTTTATATTCTTCTTGTATATAGTATGGCACTCTTAACCATAAAGCAAAACTAAAAACACCTAAATGATGATGTACCGGATTAAACTCATGTTTCTTTTGATAGTTAACCCAAACATTCTCTAAAAAATATCCATCATCTTTACAAATAAGATGTGGAAATATTTTCTTATATTCATATACTAATGGAAGTAAAAGATTTTCTATATGAGATTTACATTTAAATAAGTAATACTCATTATTGAGATGGCCAGCCAGACCTTGATTAAATCTGGCGGCCTTATCAAAATTTTTATATACTTCCTTAACCTCTTCAACAATTGGTTTAACATCATCGTCATATAAATCAACAGATAGAAAACCTAAATTGCTAAAGTGTTGACTACTTACTTCCATTCAAAGCATCCCTAATACAAAGACGGAGACTATCATCAACCTTCATCTTTGCTTCCCAACCAAGGAGTTCTTTAGCCTTATCAACATTAGGAACACGATAGCGAACATCGTTCTTATATGCTGGTTTATGAGCAAAGGTCATAGCAGCATCAAAGGTACAACCAAACTCATTAGCAGCAATCGATCTAATCTTCCTTGCTAACTCAAGCATAGTAATCGGTTCATGATTACCTAGATTAAACGCATGACCGTTTGTCTTAGAGGAAAATGAATGTGTAGCAATTGCCTCTGCTACCTCGTCAATCCATGTGAAGCAACGGATTTGTTCACCATCACCTAACATAGGAATAACATTAGAACGTTTAACAATAATCTCGTTCATAAAGTCAGCAAAAACATGAGAAACACCTTGTGTACCTTCTGACTTTTCATATGGAGTTAGAATGTTAAATGGACGCCAAATGGTATAAGCAACACCATATTGCTTCTCAAAAGCAATAGACATCTTTTCACCAACATACTTTGATAAACCATATTCCGTGTAAGGAGCAATTACAGTATCAACATCATCTTCCTTAACTTCACCTTGGCAGTTCTCATATACCATAGATGATGATGTATAAACAACCTTAGGTACATGGTTATCAACTGCGGCCTTGAGGACATTATTGTGTAGTGCTAAATCTTCACCAAGGATATCGGCACAATACATATTGAAACCACCAACACCATAAATACGTGCCGCAGCCTGAATGATTAGGTCTGGTTTAACATCCTTCACAAGAGCATTAACTGATGGACGATCTGTGAGGTCGGCCTTGCGAAACTCATATCCTTGTCCGGCAATACCAAGACGTTCACCATAACGGCAAAGATTATCCACACCATATACAGCATGGCCATCTCTAAGCAGTTTTGGAATAACTGCCTGCATCAAAGAACCTTCGCTTCCGCATACTAATACTTTCATTTCACATCTCCAACTTTATAAATCCCTGTATTACTTAGTTTGCTTTCTGGGAACATCTTCCAGAGGTCAGCAACAATACATCCTTCTCTAAACATATCTAATTTACAATAATCAGCAAATACTGTATGTGGTGTCATAACAATAACCGCATCATAGTCCTGAAATGCTGGTGGGGTTTCTCCAGCAATATAATAAGGGTCAACCATCCATGCTTTTACACCATGCTTCTTACAAACCTTTTTCATTTTAAAGGCGAGAGAGTTGCGAGTATCATCACAATCCTTCTTAAATGTGGCACCAAGAATAAGGACTTTCTTTATACTTTTATTAATAACTTTAATACGATTAAAGATATAGTCAGGCATACCTTCGTTAATAAGAAAGCTAGTGTTAATAAGATCGCCAAAGGGAATGTCAGACAACAAGAAACGGCCGTCTTTGAAGAGGCAAGGACCTCCAACATTAGGTCCTGGATGAGGCACATCCATTCGTGGATAATCGTAATTACATGCATCGATAACTTTGTCAATATTAATGCCATGTTTTTCTCCAATCATCCAAAACTCATTAGCAAAGGCAAATGAAACATAACGATACATATTAGTCATTAGTTTACCAATCTCAACCTCTCTTGGTGTAAGATGAAATACTTTATTACTAATGAATGTATTAAAGAATAGTGAGGCCTGTAAATAGGAATCATCAGAAAAGGCACCAACTAATTGTGGCAGACTGGAGATTTCTGTAATACTTTTACCTTGAACGACACGTTCTGGTGCAAATACAAGATGATAATCTTTACCTTCTATCCAACCATGATTATCTTCAATATGGTCTCTAATAACCTCTGTTGTTCCTGGTGATACTGTAGAACGAAGGACAATTAATTGTCCTTTCTTCATACGAGGAATAAGAGTATCGTCAACAAAATTAAAAAGATCATCCAATCGGGCATTACCTTCTCCATCTACTGGCGTGCCAATCATAATGGCAATAACATCAGAGTCCTTAATAGGATCGAATCCAGTAGTGAATATAACTGATTTATTGCCAAGGCACTTATCTAATAGTCCTTTAGCATCTTCTTCAACATAAGGCACGTTGCCTTCATTTAGTTGTCTTACAATATCTTCATTAACATCAATACCATAAACTGTATGTCCGGCATTCGCAATAACTAATGAAAGAGGGAATCCAACGTGGCCGCCGGCACCAATAACAGAAACAATCATCTTAAAGTCTCCAATAAAACATCTTCTATATCATTACAAGTATCTTGTATAGTATGATTACACATAACATAATTATAAGCATCATCAATCTTTTTATCATTCCGTTTATGTTTACGGAGCAATTCCATTAATTCTTCTTCGTCATTATATGTGGTGCCATAATAGCACATATCTTTCGCACCGGCAATATCTCTTGCGTACCAAGGCACTTTATTCATCATAGATTCTAAAAGGACAAGTCCGAAACCTTCCTCATAAGAGTTCATAATATAAGCATCTGCGGCACTAATAGAAAGTAATACCTCTGTCTTGTCTTTACCAAAGAAACATTTTACATTATTTGTTTCCTTTGGCATCAAATGTTCTTCACCATATCCATATAAATGAAGTTCGGCATTAGAAATCTTTGCTTTTGTAAATGCGTCTGCTAACGGTGCCATAGCCTTGTGCGGCCAAAATCCACCTGCGGAAACAAATATTTTTTTGCCTGTTAAGTTTGCTCTTTGATATTTGTGAGGAACAATACCATGTCGAACACGGCGACCTTTATCAATAACATTCCATTTTTTAAGGTGTTCGATATCCATAGATGTAGAATAACCAAGATAAGGATGATACTGTAGTCCTAATTTACAAACATCACTATCACTTGGTTTGATTATTAGATAAAGAACAGGAGACCTAATCTTATTACCATTAAAATGAATAATGTTTTGATAATAGACATCACCACCATGGACGATAATAAGATCCCACTTTTCATTTAGTATCTGATAATCTTTATTGACCTTTACACCATTATAATCACCTTGGTGCGTCTCTGCCAATACGGTAATGTCATGACCTCTTTTAAGCATCTCTTCGGCCATGTTCTGCACATAATACTCACTACCGCCAGGATAAGGTGCGTAGCGGTGAACCACAAACAATAATCTCATTATCCCTCCATAACAAACTTATCCCACCATTCATAAAGGTTGTGTAAGTCCGTATATTCATTAGGTATATCATTTTTAAAAGCAGGACGTTCTATAATATCCAAGTATTCCTGTTTACCAGCAGGTGAATCCAGATGTTCTACATATTTAACAACATCATTTAGTGTCTTAAAATTATGGCAATTGATGAAGGCACTTGTATTGAAATCACGGTCAACCGTTGGTGATCCCCAATATATAGGCATCGTTTTTACTTGTAAAGCATTAAACAATTTTTCGGTTGTATAACCAGGATAAGAACCATTCTCAAAACAAATATTAAAACGATAGTTATTAAGGAAGTCTAACTTATATTGTAGTTTATCCCTAGGAAGAACCTCACCCATATTGTTTAGATGTGGACCAGCCGAGTCAACATGTTTATATGTGTTAGTTAATCCAAACATGGCGTTTCGCATTTCTTGTCGAGGATTAGAAACAACAAAGGAACAAAACTTTCTTGTATCATAATCCTTTTCATAATCATGTTTAAGACCAACTAATTGGTAATAATTGTCCGTCCATTTTTCCACTACTGCACCATACATATCGATAACATATAGTGGCAAACGGTAATGCTTTGGACTATTCTCATGGTCGAATGTCATGGCAGCAAAACATTCATCATAGTTTGGCCTTACATTCTCACCTGTATAGAAAATCTTTTTAACATTACTACCATACTGGCGATGTGATTGACCGAAGTTTCCATCACCATATATAAGATACTCTGGGTTATCATTTGTTATAATGATGTCGTAATACTTACCCAGAGTATGTGTAAAGAAATTTATTGCCGTTGTGAATGTATCGGCAAAACCAATACGAAGGTTCTTGCGGGTCATTACTTATACCAGAAGAAAGCGGAATTTGTAGATAGATTAATTGGTGCTGTGATACTATAATCATTACGAAATTCATTTACAGCCCGACTTACTGCCTCGATAGAAGAATAATCATGGCCACAGAATAGTCCACCCTTCTTCAATAAAGGATAATACTTTTCACAGTCCATATATGTTGCTCCATATGAATGGTCGCCATCAACAAAGATAAAATCAAACTCTTCTTTATCGGTAATAGACTTAATCTTATCAGCAGCATCCTCGGATGTTTCTCTAATCATCTCTACTCGATCACCATATTGTTTTAGGTTCTCTTGTGCGATCATCATAAACTTATCAATAACTTTTTGTGTAATCTCACCATTCCAATCATCATAAGCCTTGTATGGGTCAATCGTGTATAGTTTAATAATGTTAGGGCATTTATCTAATAGAAATGCGGTTGACTCGGCACGGCAAGTGCCAATCTCTAAACCTACAACATTCTCACCAAGTCTTTTAACATAAGGTGCCAGTCCTTTTACTGATACCCAATCATAAGGCCATTTATCACCAAGTTCTTTAATCGTCATAAAATCTTCATCAGTCAAAGCCATCTTTAATCTCCAAACTTATTTGTAAATAATTCTTTCCACTCAGGCACACGGTCCCACTGGTGTATTACCGATACTTTATTTCCGTTTGCGTAAACTTCATTATTGATTACATTATATTCTATTTTACTCACAAATGGCAAGTCAATATTAGGATTTGCTCTATATGCTTCACCAATACCACCTGAACCGGCCTGAATAGCAGGCAGAGATGTGCCAGCATGAACAACCCAAGCATCGGAAGGATTTGTAAATTTAGTTGATAATGAATATACTTCCGATTGTAGAAGGACATTTAGTGCGGCTTGGTCTGGACCACCGCCGCCTGGAACATGTGGATTTAGTCCACGACAAATCAACCAGACATTAAGTGCCAAGTCTTTCATAGCATTTCTTGAACCGGCAATAACACCAGCACAATAGATTTCATTATCACCATATGTTTCAAGGAAATACTGACCGAAAGCCTGCTGTAAATTATTTCTTCCCCATGGTTCATCTTTATACTTTAGATTTTCCGAACCAACAAGAATATTTCCAAAAAAGTTTTTGTCTAACCATTTAGATGGATCGTCCTGAAAGATAACATCTCTAACATCGGTCATAATAACATTTTTGACCGGTTCACTTAATAGATTTAGAAAACTATAAAGATGGAAGAAGCGGTCAACCATAACAGAACCACGAGAATTATCATGAGAGAATCCAGTTTTTTCATCATATTGATTACAACCAATCAACATAAATCCTTCGGCAGTAAGTTTTCTTACCGTCTCGGCATCCATGTTATAAACAATAAGTGCCTTGTGTCCAGTAAAACCAGACTTTTTGATAGAGTTGGCCCAGTGTTGTATCTGTTCCCATCTATATCTATCAACTACACCTACAACTATATCTTTGTCCATGGATATTTCCCTTCATAATATTGTTCTTGTGTTCTATTACCTGCCTCGAAAAACTCTTTTGTTACTGAATTAGGATTACCATCTAAACGGTAGCAAAGTGTATGCTTACCATTTGTATCATACTTAGCATATTGTTTAACAGAATAAAAATACTGGCGATCACCACCCCAACCGGCGTGCCAGAAATGGCATGTCTTTTGTATGAACTCTCTCTTCCAACAAAATGATGATGTGTCAATTAAGAACTGTTCACCATGAGGAGAGCGGCGTGACATGAATATTGGCCATTTGCCGAGGCTTTCACAATTATCATCGGTAATATACTTTCCTTCTGGCGAGTATATCTTACGGAGTGAGAAAGAGAAATCCAAGTTTTTACTCTCGGCAGTCTGCACAAGGGTCTCAACGTGATCACTTTCATACCAATTGTCCTCATCAAGAAACATAATATAATCGGAATTTAATAGATGTGGCATAGCAGCATAGATACGATGACCATAAAAATCACCGCCTGTTTTGCCTGTATTTTCTGGAAGAATAAGAACTTTTACTTTATCTTTTGGTGGTAAACCAACTTGTTCAAATACACCGTTGACAAATTCTTTACCATCAACTACAATAAGGTGTTTAATGTGTTTATAGGTTTGTTTCTCAACACTATCTAAGGCATCTTTTAGTTTTGGTGAACCAATAGTGGGGGTTATGACCGTGACGGTCTTAGGTTTGGAAGTATCTTCAATCACAAGTTTCATGATATAATCCTAAAGAGGAGCGGGGCTTGATATCAGAGGCCCCGCCCATGTTATGTTTATTTAGGTGTCATAGTATCAGCGATTTTCTGTAGTCCCTGAGTCCACGCTTTTGTGCCCTCCGTGAGGAGTTGCTTGGTCGTTTCCTGAACACCGAACGGATCCAAGATGTCGATTTTCTTGGCCTTCTTTTCTTCCGGAATAAAACGTTCAAGAGCGATTTTAAGTAGACCATTTGCCAACTCCGCGTTCTTTACAACTACAGTATCCGCAAGGGTAAACTTTCGTGTAAAGGCACGGTTAGCAATACCTTGATAGAGATAATCTTTCTCATCGGCATCTAAACTACCAGAAATTGAAAGAGTATCGTCCTTTATTTCAATATCAAGATTATGCTTGCCGAAACCAGCAACAGCCATCTCAATAACGAAATGCTCATCGTCAATCTTTTTAATATTATATGGAGGATAAGATGGAATCTTTGGCATGGTCTCTGCTGCTTCACGGATTCTCTCCAGAACGGTGTCGAATCCAATTAGTTGTTTAGCAAGACCTGTAGGAATACCAAAGTTATCTGTGTTAAATTTATAGCTTGTCATGTTTGTCTCCTTTTAAGCGAGATATAAAAACGATACCTTTCGGCTATCGTCATAACATTATATAGTAATTGTCATACGTTTGTCAACCTATTCTCCAGTTTGTACCATCAGAATATACAGGTGTTGAACCACCTCCACCACCGGATACGATACCTCCGTAATTACTGGAAATATTTCCATTAGCATCCGCTACAGTCATGTTAGAACAATCTACAATAAATGCCCTTGTTCCTCGACCAACGCCAGATGCGGAAGGTAATCCTGATGCCAAATAATTATTGGTATAAAGTGTATTAGTATTTAATGAAACACAATAAACTTTACCATTAGCATCAACACTAAATTCGGAAGTTCCATTTACACTAAGATTAATAAGTCTTGAATTTGTATTAGCACCAAAAGGAGCAGCCACATTCATTCCAATACCTGTATAGGCATTACCTGTGTCAACCCATGATGCTGTTAGATTTGCTATTGATACTGTCATAATGTCACCACTGATGCTGTTAGGTTCATAGTTGGATAATAATCTTCGTATGTTTGTAAAGTAATATAATCACCTGTATCCGTTACAATAGCATTAGTAACATCGGATAATGCTGGATAAGCATCCAATCGGCTATCAACATACACAACGGTTGTATATGTATATCCTGATGTTTGTCCTACTAATGTTTGACCCGGTGATACAGAAACTCCTGATGTTAGATTGCCGATAGTTGCTACTGCGGCACCTCCACCAACTTGAGTGAAACTCATTACGGTGCCCATAATCTGTTGTCCTATGGCAACCAACTCACCAACTTGTAAAGCACCAAATCCACCACCCATTAAGTTTTGCATGATACCAAGTCCGGCAGCCATACTACCTTGACCTATTCTAACATTAGGTGAACCACCAATTGGAATAGGAAACCCTTGAACATGAGGTATAATACCTAAAACGTCAGGTGCTGCTTGACTTATAATAGCAGGAATGGCAGGTATGCCACCAATCATTACATTATGAGATAAAACATTAATAAGCATACCCAAAAGATTATGGGTATCTCTATCACCTTCTAATGCTGGTACCAGATTATTGATAAGAACTTTTGTCGGTACACCTAATCCAGGCACGGTGATACCACCACACATTCTTAATCCAAATTGTGCTACAAGGTGAATTGGAAAAGTCATGCTTTACTTTTTCCTGTTTTCTTAGTTGGCACCTTAGGCGGCGCCTTTGGTGGAAGTTTAGGTGGCAATTTAGCAGAAGGTTTAGTCTTACGATATGAAACCATCTCTTTCATATCTTTATTCTCTGGTACATTAATAATAATGGTTGAACCTTCGGAAGAAACACCTGTTGAACCCATACCACCTGTGCGGTTAGTCTTTACACCAGGTCTTGCTGCGGATTCTACGATAGAATACTTAACGTACTCGACCAATTCGGCCTGTGCGATACGGTCACCACTACTGATAACAATCTGGTTCTGTGAGATGTTATGAACCAGAACCATTACCTCTTGAACGTAATCGGAATCAATAACACCTTCAGCATTAGCAAGAACGAGGCCTTGCTTTAAAGACATGCCTGAGCGGGCGTGGAGGCGCACGGAGTATCCCTCCGGAATATCCATGATGATACCAGTAGGAACAGCAATACGGTCTCCAGGTTGAATAACAATCTGGTTATTCATAGGTCTTTTAAAGGGCTTATTAGTTGCTGTAAAACCTTCGTATGTGTTATTATTATAACCTTGGAAGGACAAGTCGAAGCAAGCCGATTGTGCGGTTTGTTTTACAGGAAGTTTAACCTGAGGATGTAATCTAAAAAGTTTCAACGTAGTCATAATATACTCACTTTCTATTCTTCTGGATATCTCTTCTTACCTAATGAATACTTGGCAACCAAGTTCCATTCATTCTTTTCGGAATAAGAAATAATTTTAATCCTATTTAGAGGTGTAAGTGGTTCAGCACTCTTGTTCTTATCAACAAGATTAACTAATCCCCACTCCGCTAATAGATTGGCAATAGTATTTCGACGGCCCCTATCTTCCTCCGAGAAGTCAGTAGGTTTACCGTCGAGCATAAACATTTCTTTGAAATGTACCAAATAATAATGACCTTGTTTGTGTAGAATGTGACATGACTGATAGAGTGTTTTATCCTTTTTGGATGCCACACCTATTCGCGTCAGTGTCTCTTTTACCTTTAAGAAGGCCTGTGGATCAGGTAATTTTACCTCCACGAAGTCGTCTAGGTTTACTGTCATTTGTCCCACCTTTATGAATTCGTTTTTTTATTTCTTCTAATTGGGCATCGTTCAGTAAAACCAGTACCTGTTTCGCTTTATCATAAGAATAACCATAATATTCCTTGACGGCCTCCAAGTTATCTGAGGTTTCACGTTTTACCCATTTACTATATGGTCTTTTATACCCACGGATAGTATTTAGGAGATATTGATATTGAAGAGTTCCAGGAAGATTGGGATACAAATTCATCTGGTTGGCTTGTAAAGCACAATCGTAATGGAACGACAACGCTTTATTTATGATATATCCCTGGTAGTCCTTTTCATCCTCCAGAACGTATTGCTTGTTCTGGAGGATTGAAGGTATAATATCTTTGAATAGGTCAGCCATTAGAATAATGTTCCTGAGTTTTCTGTTTTAGCGTTAGCACTATCAATACGCTCTTTGGCAATTTTGAAATATTGTTCTTCAAACTCAATACCGATAAAATTTCTATTACAGTTAACCGCAGCAACACCTGTGGTACCTGAACCCATGGTATTATCTAGAACCGTTTCACCTTCATTAGAAAAAGTTCGGATAAGATATTCACAAAGAGCAACAGGTTTCTGAGTGGGATGTATGGTGTTATTCTCACCTTTAAATTCCAATATCTCATTAGGATAGTTGGTATATTCCTGTGTATAGGACGCATCCGTTAAAAGTTTGTTATTCTCTCCTAGATTGTGTCTTTGTCCTATAATTTTACCTAGACGTTTCTCATTATTCTTTTTTTCTACACGTTTTGGAATTAGACCTTGAGGATTGTAAGTTATATTTCCTTTATTTCTACTGGCCGCCGCAGCACCACCAGGAGAAAACACCAAAATATCTTCGGTGCATTTCATAGGTCTATAGTTGGCAAGGAGAAATCCTGTTGTCTTATCTTTCTTCCATATAAATTCAAACTTGAACCATTCAACGTTTGAAGCAACAAGTAAAGAAGAAAAAGGTTGGTCGGCAAACAATACAATTGCACCGGTTTTTGTGATAATTCTTTTATATTGTTCCCATAAAGGAGCAAATGGGATAACTGAATCCCATTTGCATCTTGTAGTGCCGTAAGGTAAGTCACATAAAATGAGTTCTACCGAATTGTCCGGTATCTTCTCCATTTCATGCAAACAATCTCCGTGGTACAGCATCACTTGTTTCATTAATAGCACCTTCTAGTGTTTTATATACATAGTTCACATAGTTGGCAATCATATCTTTATCATATCCTGTTTCATACCAATTCACAGATTTTCCGTTAACTTTTTTACCTCGACGGCGACCTGTGATGGAAAACATATTGATACGATCTCCATACCCTTGCGTATAGTCACAAGTATTAACAATTTCTGGTTTGATATCGATACAGTAACCTACAAGACAAAATTGCACGTTTTTAGACAACTTGGATGGGCAAGACAACATAATGTTACGAATAACTGCCCTCTTTAAAGTATAAAAAGGTTTGTCTACCCAAGCACGATCTTCTTGAAGAAAGGCTAACTTTCCGTTTACGCAAATGTGTTGATCTAATCTCTCATCACTAAAACCAATATGGTCAGACTTAATATAAGATTTACTCCAAACGATATTTGAGTCTGGATATTTTTCTTCAAGGAGTTTTATAACAGATTTAAGAATATATTCGGAGGTGTGTTCGAGAGATGGCCCCGAAAAACCTTTAAGTTCAGTTTTAGTAAGTCCCTTACCTTTGGTAAATTCATTAGAAAGGAACTTTTCACTCTCAGTTACGATCTTGGAAAGATCATTTTGGAATGTATTTGTCATTTTACTTTACCTCACATTCAACCATCATTTCAGTTAGACAGGCCACTAGGTTGATTTCTTGGTCTGCCACAAATGCCGCTTGATACTGATATTTTCCTATAATCACAACAGCATATGGTATAGTATCAGGTTTTAGATACTCTGTCAACCCATCATATACATCTCGGAAGATTTTTGCTGGATCAACATCGGAATTATTAACAACCCACTTACGCATAGCACCAAAGTCTTTTTCCTTTAATGCCTTGATAAGTTCTTCGAGTTTTCTTACATTGTCAACCTGAGCAAGAACGCCAGCATCAATAGTTCCGCCAGAAGAATAACGTTGTATCTCGTTGAGAGTTCTTCGGTAATCTGGGAAATACCTCGAAACAATCTTTCCCAATACGTTAGCATCGTATTCAATTCCCTCTGTTACTAATATTGTTTTTAGTCTTTTAAACATCTCCATTGCCATCTTGGCCTTCTCATCACCTTTAAGTGAGAAGTCAACAACGGCACAACGAGAATGTAGAGCATCAATCAATCTTGCCTTAAAATTACAAGTGAAGATAAAGGAGCAGTTCTCACTAAACTCCTCGATTGCTCCACGCAGGCCCGCCTGTGCCTCTGGTGTAAGATAGTCGGCCTCATCAAGTATGATAACCTTACGACCACCTGTAAGGGAGATAGTTGAGGCATATCCTTTGATCTTGGTTCGCAACATATCAATACCACGTTCATCAGAACTATTGATAAAGAGATGATTCAAACCAAGTTCTTCACACATAGCCTTGGCAATTGTAGTCTTGCCGCAACCGGCAGGACCAGTTAGCATTAGGTTGGGTATATTACCCTCTTTCACATAATCCTGAAATACCTTTTTGATACGATACGGCAGGATGGTGTCCTCGACCTTATGAGGACGGTATTTCTCACATAATAAAAATTCACTCATTAAGATGCCGTCTTTTCCATAATAGTGGTGTAAAACTCTTCAAAGTCCGTATTCTCTTGGACTTCTTCTTTAAAGTTAGCCTTGAAATAGGCCCGCGACATACGGCGGAATAATTTCTTATCAATACCGAGTTTGTCGGCAACCTCATTCGTGGTTTCTTTTTGTAGTTCTCTCTCAGCACCAACACGGGTCATGGAGTCATTCATTTCCAATACTGCCTTACGGAGGATTTTGCGGTCTTCATCTGTAAGACCTTGTACCGACCTTTGCTGCTGATTATGTCCCATCATACTCATTAGTCCACCTCAATAATCATACCGGGGTTAATACATTCATACTTTAAGACACCTCTAACGGATACGCCGCCGGCGTCTTTACATTTACTTTGATGGTCTGTAGCAGAGAATATCATAAAGACAAACAAAGATACAGAACAACCAACAAAAAACATAACAACCAAATCGGTTATTCTACTCATCACTTTGTTTCCTGAGCGATGAAATACTTTAGATTGCCGGCCTTATTAACAAACTTGGCAAAGGCACCAATCTGTAGTTCAACATCATAATCATCAGGAATAAGTTTAAGGTTCTCGCTCTTGAATGTAGCAATAAAGTCCTTACCAGCATAATCACCGATCTTTGTAGAACCATGGTTGGACGTGTCATTTGCTTTCTCATGGATCTGAAGCAATAGGGCACCATCCTTACCAACTACAGATAGATGTGGAAGGTTATTCATTCTCGCCAAAGTTAATAGACGGGAAAGAGAAGCATTAGCCAAGGTAAATGAAACATCAACATTCTTGATTGTTAGTTCCTTATCGGCAGGCGGTGTGATAATAAGGTTAGGTGAACAAGCAAGGTAAGTCAATGTGAAATCACCCTCGGTCATAGATACAGAATCCTTACCGAATGAGATTTCAGGATTCTTTAGTGTAGTAATATTACCGAGAAACTGGTTCAGGTCATAGATACCGAACTGTTGTGGAATATCATCTTCAAGAGTTGCCTCAAGTAGAATGGAACGTTCCGATGACATGGTCTTTTGAACTTTGCCAGCATTAAGAACAACGCCACTATTAATGTTAGAAAAGTTTTTAAGAACCGTTAAGGTATTTTCACTAAATTTCATATTATACTCCTTATATTCACAGTGTATGCATTATTTTATATTGTTTTTCATGTTGTGTCAAGATGATTTTTACATTCTCTTTTAGATCGTCTTTTGTTCCTTCGTTATGAATAACAAAATCTGGATCATAATTGTTCCAAGCTGTCTCTGATATATGCATCTTAGAAATTTCTTCTGGAGAAGGATCATCACCTCGTTTTACACGAATGAGTATGCCGCCGGCACTCCGAATAAAATCAATTTCATTAGGAAAACGGCAGTCGGTGATAACCACATCTTCATATCCGTGAATACGTTTTTCTAATGCCGCAATCCAGATGTTATCTGCGATTCCATGCCGACATGCTTCTGTGCCAAATTTTTGTAGGATTAATCTTGGTGTTACTTCATAACCGAGTTTATGTGACCACCAAACATCAACTCTCTCACGGAAGGCCCGTGAGGCATTCGTGTCACCTTCTAAAAGGCCTCGCGGCCACAGGAAGATACCTGCAACCGCGTCCTTTAGAGCATCAGCAAAGGCAAACTTTTTATAACCATGTTCTCTTTCGAGAATATCACCTACTGTGCCTTTGCCGGATCCTATGAAACCGACAACGCCGATTATCACCGCAAATTACCGCTCAATGCTGCTACTGCGGGAAGATCGCCTTGGAATCCATATGTACCAACGTGGGTCGTCTTCATCCATGGGCACAACCAAACTTTCATACCAATTGCTCTGGCATTTTGACAGAACATATAATCTTCTGAAAGATAACGATGTGAGGCAGGATCAATTACCGTATCAAAGTAAGCATGAATATAACGTGTGCCATCAAAGTTGGCCTGACCAACGTGGTCTGGCTTATAATGAAGGTGTGGATATTCTTCAGCATATTTCTCGAATACTTCACGTTTTACCATCATGAAACCTGTGCCAATTTCCATAACCTCAACTGGTTCGGTTACCTTGAATGACTTTGTACCAGGAACAGGATTAAAAACGAAGTCGCCTGTAACACCATCAAGCATACCAGGATTAAATTCAGGATTTTCAGCATTACGCTTAACGGCATTAACAATATTATTCCAGTTAATTGATTTCTTAGGATAAGGGCCGCCGATGATATCACGGTCAAGTGCCAATAATGCTAAAACATCTTGTGGATTAAATTGAATGTCGGCATCGATGAATAGTAGATGGGTACAACCAGAACGGAGGAACTCATCAACAAGATAATTTCGGGCGCGGGTAATTAGGGACTCATTAAAGATAAATGAGAAACGGCATTCCATGCCATATTGGATACATGTTGCTTGAAGGTCGAGGCAGGCTTTAGAATACAAACCGAAACACTGGCCTCCATAACAAGGTGTTGCTACAAATAATTTTTTTGTTCGCAATTCTTCGGTTGAAATTTTAATTTCCATAATGTTCTCCATAAACAAAAAGGGACGTGGCGAGAGCCACATCCCTATATAGCATACTTTTTAGAAAGTATTAGTTAGCAAGGCGGTAGAAAGCCGTGCGCTTACCATCAACCATGCGGTAGTTGGTGTAGATGTTGTAATACTCACGGAGATCCGCAACACGCTTAGAAACGGACTCACGAGGAACGCGGGCAATACGAGCAACGGAATCAGCGGTGATACCAGCGCCTGTGTTATGCTTTAGAAGGACGTTCTCGATCTTTTCAATTTGTGTCTTACGAGCTGTAGCCATTATATATTTCTCCATACATAGTTTAATTTCGTCGTTTAGTGGGATGATACCCTGCTATAATGCCGACGATTTATACATTATAGCAGGGTATTGGTGTAATGTCAAGCTCTATTTTAATCTATCCAAACATCAGTGACACCTTTATATTCATCATCAGGAGCCCTTTGATGTCCGAACAATCCGGTTTTTTCAGATTTCTTTTTTCTTGGTAAGATAAACTCAATAGTATAAGTTTCCTCAAAATCAATAGCATATTCAGGAATAGGATCTTGTCCTGAATATGTTTCCATATCTTTGGCAATCCACTTCCTTGCTTCTTCGTAGCAAGTAAAATATGCTTTATTATCTCCATATCCATACCGAACAATATACTTATCTTTTTTACCGGTACAATACCTGTTTCGACGTTTTAGGTACCATTCATCTTCTTGTTCGGTATTATTTTCATTTACCTGAGATTGGAGAGTTTCTACAACTTCTTCCAATTTAGAAATGATTTCACTTGTTTTCATTACAACTTTCTCCGTGTTTCCATTTTACATAATTTGATACATCAATCATTCTATTACATACAGGACATAACTTTTTTTCTCTTTGTTTCAGTTTTCTTCCTTTTATTGGAGAAGGGCGACCTTTTAGGGCCGTTGTTCTGGCCGGTACTCGGTTAGCAAATCTATTTTTCACCCATTCTTCATTTTGAGGTCCTCTCGGTCCTCGCATTTTATCTTTTGACTTTTCGGAATGTCCTTCACAAATAAACTTATAAGAACTTCCTTGTCTCTTATTTAACCAACGGTCTGACCTTATAACATCTAATTTGGTTAAGACTTTATCTTCCCATTCCCGACATTCTTTTTCTGTTAAGAATGTCTTTCGGATTTTTATAACATCAGGTTCGCCGTATTCTTGTCTAAACTTTTTTACCTCTGCGGAAGAAGTGAAGTAGGTATTCCAAAGATTGGAAGGGTTGGCAACTTTTACAACACTCCCGTATTCTGCTCCGTAATACCATTTATTGTGGATGGACCAACCGATAAGGTAGGTGTAAGGGGTATAAATAGACATGCTGGTCTCCTAGCCGAGATTAGAGTAGGTGGGATTGCCGTCCGTGACCTACATGTCTATTTAGTATTCCTCATTTTTTAGAACGAAACTTCTGTTTCAGGAGTAGCAATAGGTGATGCCTCTGTCACAGGATCCACGGTCTCATCCACTTTACGGTACAACTCTAAAAAGGCATTCTTTGTATCAATATCAAAACGATTAAGGCACAACTCAATAGCCTTTACTTTATTTTGATTAAAGATAGCATATGCCTCGCAGATATGGACAAGACGGCGAGTTGAAATAATTTCACTCAAAGCACCTTCATAGAAGGATTTACGGATAACATCTGCCCAAGTAACCAACTTATCAACAAACTCCGTGTTTTCAATACCAGATGCACCAAGGACATTATTAAGGATTTTAGACTCGATTTTAGCAGCAGGATATTCCTGTTCCATTGTAATAGAGAAACGCTCAAGGAACGCTTCATTCATAACGTTGGTGCCAATAAAGCGACCATCATCAGAACCTTTGCCTTTAGTATTAGCGGTGGCAACGATATTGAAACCTGCGGTTGGATGAACCACACGATTAGTCTTTTTTAGGTAAACTGCTTTACCTTCGAGGACTGGTTGAAGGCACATAAGTTTATTTGAACCGAGGTCAACTTCGTCCAAGAGTAGTAAGGCACCGCGTGACATAGCAGTAATAACAGGGCCATCCTGCCATACTGTTTCACCGTTGACAAGGCGGAAACCACCGATAAGATCATCTTCATCCGTCTCAATTGTAATATTAACACGAACCATTTCACGCTTTTCAGCGGCGCAGATTTGTTCAACCATCATAGTCTTACCATTACCAGAAAGTCCAGTAATATATGTTGGATAAAACTTTTTAGATTTAACAATAGAACGGACATCGGCAAAGTGTCCGAATGGAACATAACCAGTGGCCTTTTCAGGAACAAGTGAAAGTTCCGCATTTGTTGCAACAACTGAAGGCGCAACCATAGCAACGGCAGTTTCAGGAATTACAGGTGCAGGTGCAGCAACTTTTACCTTAGTTGTTTTAGTTGCAACTTTTGGAAGGTCGGCGCCATGCTCAGGAAGAGAATAGATACCACGGCCAAGTTTACGGGCAACATCATTTAGGATCCAGTTAGGTTTATCTAGACCATACTTGTCGCAGATTTGAAGAACCTGCGGACGGGTGATTGAGCGAATAGCACCGAACTCAAAACGAATTTTTTCGAGGAATTCGGTACGATCAATCTTCTTAGCCATTACATCTTTTCCTTTCAAGATTTCTCATTATATATGGATTATAGCACAAGGAACCGTCGGTGTCAACCTCTAAATGGTTTGTAAACAGACTTGTTTTCCTTCTTCTTCTTTTTATTGTAAGCCTTTTTGATTTCCTCAGGGTATGTAAACAAGCACAGGTCGGCACTCGTACCTTCCCAAGGTTCCCACCGTTTTACAAGTGATCGACTAACCTGCCTATCATATGCGTCAGTACCATACGTTAGATAAAATAAACCAAACTTATTCATAGGATACCATATACGGCGAAAGCGCCAATAGTTGGTTTCATAGTTATCATCCAACCATCTGGCATACCGGCCATGGTCTCGATCAGGAGATTTATATTGTTTCATTATCCAACCTTCTTTGCTTGGCCTGCTACACGATCAACAAACTGGCGGAGCAGGACACGATTTACAGTTTTCTTTTGTGCGAATTTAGAGAATGCCTTAGCCATTTGTCGAGCGGTATTCTTTTTAGTATTATCAATAGCCAATTCATTCTTGGTATCTTTTAGTGCCTTAGAGTCAATAACATAATATTCATCATACCCGGCACTCTTGACAGGATAGAACTTGTTATCGTTCCAGAACTTTTGGATTTGTTTCAACTTGTCCCAATTATCTCTAAGATTAAATTGGGTAGCAAACTTATTGAAAGAATTTCCAAAGAGGAAGAAACCAACAAGATTACAACCGGTGCGATCTTTTAGGATACGCAATAGAGTGTTGGTGTTATCAGCATAATTACCATAACCCCAAGGATACCAATCATATGTTTTACGTGTTACTTTATCAACATAGAAATAACGACGGTTTTCACGGAACTGGCGTGGTGTTGTTTCATTCTTTATACCTTCACTTGGATTGGAGTCACCATCTGTAAGGAAGATAGTGTTCACGATTTCAAGTTTATTCTTAGCACGGAAGTCATCAACCAGTTTTGGCGCAATCATAATCGCATGATTAAGTGGCGTGCCACCCATACCATCAGTTGCCAACCAGTTGCGATTAGCGGCACACCAAAGCATAGTCATAGCAAAGTTCAATTCCTGAATATTCATTCGTGAAGAAAGGAAGTTGCGTAGAACGAGGTTTGAAGCACCAATTACATTTTCTTGACCGATATATGTAAATGGATTATCACAACCGTTATCTTTGAAGGCATACACCTCGAAAGGCACTCCGATTTGTTTACAGAACAAGCAAAGCGAAAACAGTTGCTTCATGGTATCTTTCAAGTTCCATTGCATAGAACCAGACCAATCAAGGAACATAATAAAACCGTGGTTCTTACCTTTTGGAATATTAGTAAGACGACGGAAGATATCATCATTATACTTGTAAGAGTGGAGTTTATTTGTATCAATAACACCAGTCTTGGAGATATTGATACGGGCATATGTTTCAGCAGCCTTCTTAGCCTCAAACTCTTTTACAAGGAAAGAGATTGTTTCTTTCTCTTTCATTTTCCATTCGGTCATTTGTTTACGGCAAAACTCAAAAACATCTTTTGTAATATAACCACGGCCAACCTCATGGTTGTGCCAATCTTCAAGGACTTTCTTATAGTCGTGAACAGCCTTGTCCCAGTTTACCTGAGGCATATTTACATAGACGTAGGTTGAATTTTCGTCTTTAACAATATCTTGGGATTTTTTCTGCCATGTTTCATCAGTTTCAGAAACAGGAGCATTTTCAGGCATAAAGTCACCGGCACCAGCACCAACATCTGCCTGGTTGGATTGAATATCACCTTCGCCGTTTAGTGCGTCGGATTTTTCTTCACCTTCACCGGAATCGGTTTCATTTTCATCTGACGGTTCTTCGCTTTCACCGTCATCATTATTAAAATTACCGTCGTAATTATCATCAACGTCGGAATCATTTTCTTCTCCTTCTTCGGACTCGATTAGATCAAGTTCCATTGTTTGTTGGTTTTCTAGTTTTTCTTTACAGTAGATATAGATTTCTTCTGTAAGACCAACAACTTCCTCAAATGTCTCAAGACCTTCAGCCCGTTTTAGGAACACTCGTTCTTCGGGTGAAAACTCCATTTTATAGTTAATACTACCACCTTTGAAATAAATATTTAGGCGGTCAATAAAGTTCATGGTATTGATATCACGCTTGGCCGTGCCAAAGAAATCACGTTCTACTAATTCACGGTATCCGATAAGATAGTTTTTACGTGAACCAGGATAGCGGCGCTTTTGGCGCTTATCGATACGGGCATCCTCGACACAGTTGAGAAAACCTTTAATTGTTGAAGCAAGTTGTTCGGAAATCTTTTCGTTAGGGAAAACACGGGCAGCAATACCTTCATATGCTTTTTTATATGTGTCGGCATCAGGAGTATCCAGAGCATGGCCCGTCTCATGGACAATAAGGAGGTCTTGGAGATCATTTGAGATGCCTTGCCAAATAGGCAACATCAATACACGGCCTTTAAGGTCAAACATGGCGGTCTTAATGCCTGGTGTTTGCTGAACCGTAATATTTTCCGTAGCAAGTAGTTTTGCTAGGAGAGACGTTTGATTTCCGTTAGACATCTGATTCCTTTCTCGATTTTCAGTATTATAGCAAATCAAGGTGCATTTGTCAAGTTATAAGGGAATCAATAAGTTAGCGTGATAGTCGATTGTAAACCCACGCGGAAGTGAAGATTATTGCATAGATTGTAAACACGATAAGGAATGGTTCAAGTAGATCCCAACGGTGTTCAAGTTTATGGAAATCAAAGTAATGCATTATCTTCCTACCTGTGTTAGATACTTGGCCTTTGTTTCTTCCCAATCCATATAGATTAGGTCATCATAGAAAAGAGTTTCCTTAGAAACACGGTCTTGTTCAATTAAAGACTTAATCCGTTTTCCTGCATACTTATCTTTCCATAGATTTACCAGAGAATCATAACTGGAATCAAACGCCTTGGCAAGTTCTTTCTCGGAAATTTCCTTACGCAAGAATTCGTTGGTGTTGGTATACAAAGGACTAAAATAGATACCACGGGCATGTTCCGATCTAATCAATTCTTTAGGAACATTTAGTTGAGAATACATGAATGTATAAGAACGGTTCTTGTGGTCTCTCTTATAAGGCATACCATCAAGGTTCTTGGCGACATACCACTCAAAGTATTTTCTTGTATGGTTCTTTTTCAACCAATCAAGCATAAGTTTTACAGTAGGTTTTCTTGCTTCATAAGAGACAGAGCCTGATGTGAAGCCCATTTTCTTCCAATGTTGTAGGCGATCATATTGCGATAACTGGTTAGTTTTAGACTTACCGTATAATGATGTAGTAGTAACGCCAATGAGTGTATCACCATATTGTTTTTTCCAATCTTGTTGTACCTTATCACAGAGACAAAGTAATGCTAAAAGTTTACCGCCTGTATAGTTATAACCAAGTGGTTGTAATGGCACAATAGTAGAACCAATGGCCGTGTGATTGATCATACCTTGATTAGTCTTTACCTCACGGGACCATCCAATATGGTTATCTCGTGGAGTCAAGTCTAGGAAGTCAGAAGAAATACAAATTACCCCTAGGTACTTTCCGGTAACATCATCTTGCACAATATAAGATAGATTACGACCAATATTGGAGTTATTCTTCATAGTGGACGTAAAGTTGCGAATAGTATTCCAAGTGTCCTGCATATCAAACTCAGGAGTATAAACAAGGACTGGTTTCAATTTCGCATAGTCCATTGGATCATTAGGAATCCAGATGTTATCTTTAATCTTATTGATAGCAAGTTCCTGTTCACCATCTTCAAGGCATGTACCAAAAAGTCCTTGGTGTGTAGGATACTTAATATGAATTTCTAACCACTTTTGATATAAAGTATATTCTTCAACCGACATCGCGGATACATTTGTGAGATCCTCAACGACGGCCTCTTTTAGTTGCTCATCGTTAAGGGCCTCAGGTGCGGTAAATGTTGATTGAAATTCATCCCACTGGCGTTCAACATCCTTTAGTTCATCTTCACTTTTTGCCAATTAATATCTCCATAATTATTTAACATGTATTAATTCATTCGGTATTATATCTATAATCAAATGAACCCTACCTTCATTTCCCAAATTGTTAACGCTATGTAGTTTGGAATTATCGATTTGATAACATTCACCTTCTTTCATATTGATAGTTTCATTACCTACAGAAAATGAACATTCATAATTAGTTTTTATAGGTATATGATTTCTATAACAACTTTCTAAATAAAATCCTGTATCACCGTGAGGTGGTATTAATCCTTTAGGTTTAAGATAGGCTAACATAGAACGTCCTACTTTTCCATTTTGTATAATTTCCAACTCTATGATGATATTATAAATATTTTCTTTTATGATAAGAGGTAAATCATCACTATGTTCGATTTCATACTTTTTTGAACTGTTCCATTCTAATGGAATTAATGTGTTGAAAATGGATAAAGTATGTTTATGTGTACCAAAATCATTTCTTAAAACACCATTATAATTCCATTTTGATTCCTCTATTAAATGTAAGTTTTTTTTTATTTCACTAACATCAAAAGTTTTATAATAAATAAAATTAAAATTTTTCATTTCCATCTATCTTTAATTTCTTTAACACGATTTCTTAAATATTCTTCAACTACAGGTGTTATATTATCATTATTTTTGCGAACTGTCAATCTATTAATTTCATGTTGAAATGCGATCATGGTATTATAATCTTGGGAATAACTGTAGTTTTTATGAGGATCAGTTTTTGCCATATTGTTTGCTCCATAGGTAATTATTCACATTTACCATAAGTTTCGCAAAACAATTCATAATATGACTATTCCAGAACCAGTGATTATATCTTTTCATTTTGGTGCTCCTAAGTTAGTTCTTTCACCACACCAGCAATATAAATTAATATTATAACAAACTGAATTGTTATAAGCGACCACTTTCTCCATAACAAAGCGACCAATAACCATGCGAAATTACCGGCCAAAGAAACATAGATGTTTAATGGATATATGTTCCATGATGTAAGTGCTACACCAATAATAAGCAGTATGGTAGCGAACCACTCAATAACAAATTCAACTCTCTTATTCATTTATCCATCCCATTTGAGATAATCCCCATAACGCATCTACATTAACACGGACAAAATCTCCATCGGGTGTTTGAATTATCATAATCACTTATTCATCTCCTTACGAAAGTCAAAGTCATCTGTTAGGAACTGATCCTCAATACCTTGACGAATTTCATCTAATCTATCGGCAAGTATCTTTATTGACCTTTCCGATATAGCATCTACAAGGATAGAATTAACTTTTTGGCCTTGTTTAAGACCAAACTCTTCCATAATAGTAGGTGCCACCGCAAGGCGTTCATAGACACCGTTGCGAGACGCCAATACAAATGGAATCTTACCTTCGTCCATTAATCGTTCGGACTCGGCAATATATCGTAATGTTTCCTTATCAAGCATGGGTATATCTTACAAGGTTATTGGTCTTTTGTCAAGACAGAAAAGTTCTTTACCTTTTCAAATCTAATATTTCTTTGGAACCTATCAACCATGGCATCCTTATGTGATATAACAAAGATGTTTGTTCCTTTATCGCCCATTTCCCACATAATCTTAATAAACTCATCCGTTCCTGTAGAATCCATAGCACGATCAAGGATTTCATCAAACACCAGAATGTTGACGTTGACCGAGTTCTTCATCTTGGCAATCTGTCTCCATGTAAGGAGGATGGCCAAATCAATTCTTAACTTTTCTCCTTCTGAGAAGTTGTGATATGAAAACTCGTCCCTATAGCGTGACTTAATGGATTCCTCGAATGATTCGTTGATGTTAAAGTTGACGAAAAACCCAAGCTTGGCAAGGTACTTGTTGATCTGTTTATTGATGATTGGTAGATATTGTTTGATAATCTTGGTCTTAATACCACCGTCTTTAAGCAAGGTTGTGGCCAGGTCAATATATTGTCTCTCATCTAAAAGGGCCTTCTTTTCTTCTTCGAGGGTGGAAATGTCATGTTGGACTTGGGTGAGTTGTCGTTCGCTATCTTGCGTAGTTTTGTCCGATGTAGCAAACGATTCAATCTGTTCAGCAATTTGTGAAAGATTATTAGAGATAGAGTTATAGGAAGTTTTAGAAGATGAAATAGATACTCTAAGGTCATTTATTTTCTTTAAAACCTCATCCACCTTTTCAATTTCACCTAAGCATTGGTCAATCTGTTCGGAAACCTTATTTAGTCCTTCGTTGATTTCACCAATCTTGGAATTATTATCTTGTATTGCTTTTTCTTTATGGTCGGAAGCAATATCTTGTTTACATGTAGGACAACTATCATTATCGTGATAAAAGGCCACCTCCTTCTGTAGCCTCTCTTGGTTGTTCTCCATCTTAGCACGGAAACCGACCAACTTACTATGCTTTGATTTGAGTGCTGAGGTATCTGCACCTTCTTCAATCAAGGCATCTCTTTTTGCTTCTAAGTCGGAAATAGTCGTTTGTTCGGAAACTAAACTATCTTTTAGTTCCTGTTCTTTCTCTCGTAAAAGTGAAAGTTTAGTTTCATTATTCGACTTTAAGGACTCTAAAGTCTGCTCAATATAAGTTTTATTTTCTTCTTTGCTGGTGAGTGTAATTCTATTCTTCTCAAGTCCTTCACGATTAATTTGTAATCGGTTCTTAACCACACCTGACATAGCAGAGAAAATTTGAATGTCTAATAAGTCCTCAATAACAGACCGACGGTCGCCAGGTGATAGTTGCATAAAAGGAACAAACGATGCTGAACCAAGAATAACAACCTGTGTAAAGGACTTAAAGTTCATTTTTATAATATGCTTTTCAAGATATTCTTGGTAGTCTTTGACCGCTGCGTCTTGATTGACCATTTTACCTTCACAATATATTTCGAAGATATTTGGCTTTGCACCACGAATAACCTTGTATCGTCTATTCGAAATAGTGAACTCAATTTCCACCTCACAGTTCTTGCCGTTAATAGAGTTTACGACATTACCTTTGTTGACCTTACGAAAAGGTTTACCAAACAATACAAACACAATAGCATCCAGAAAGGTTGACTTTCCAGCACCATTATGGCCCATGATAAGGGTATTCTTATGTTTGTCTAATTCTATTTCAGTCCAGGCATTACCGGACGAAAGAAAATTTTTATAGCGAATCGTATGGAATGTTATCATAATCTCTTATTCTTTGTAAAGGACTTGGTGTTGATGATTCTATGTTATGAACAAAAAAGACTTGTACCAATCTTGTTTCATTACCCATATAGTAATGACTTGGTGAATGAGGAATTTTACCGTCAAAACATATCAGTCGATTATATTGATTACTAATTTTAGTAGTTTCTTCGAAAGAAGAATTATTCTTAGTTATATTATTATCAAAATTATCATCTATACCAGATGCATAAAATTTATGCATAGATTTACCATCAAAAGGTTCTTTATCTTTAATTTTTTTATATACTGTTGTTCCTAACTTATCATTAAAACCTGGCGTAAGATATACAACACCGGCCGCTAAACAACCATCTTCATGTATCCAACCCATATTTTTAGGAGATAATGGATTAGGATCAAGTGTTGAAACTTTCCAAAAAGAAGTTAACACATTCCATTTCATATCAGGAGAATAATAAATTGAAAAGAGTTTAGAACAAAATCCAGTAAATAAATCTCTGTTCAATTCATATAAATGTTTTGTTCTTTTACCAGGATAATTACCTGGAGAATCCAAGTATTCTTGCTTTAAAGCGAACTCACGGATTTTATCCGGTTCTTTATAAAAATTATCAACAATAAGTGTAGGAAAGTTAATCATACTGTTTCTACCTGTAGTGCCTCTTGATAAACATCTAACATGAATGATTTCATTCTAGCAGATTCAATAGGTAATGTCAAGCTATCAATATACTTAGAAAGGATTGTGGATGTATCTTCAGCCTCATCAACGGAATCGGAGTCTTCACCTTCTATTAGAACGGAAGCATCTTCAATTACGGTTATGTCTAATGGGCCTACCTTATATATGGAATCAAATAAAAGGTCAAATGCGTAAGGATTGGATTTGTTTATAACAACCATTTTAACAAACGTATTTTTATACTTACTAAAATCCGTTTTTTGAATTTTTTCTACTATATTAGGATTAGCAACATCATCATACTTTGCTAGTCTAAACATCTTATAAGGGTTTTCTAAAAATTCAATTTGTCTGGTCTCCGTATCGAAAACAGAAAATCCCCGAGGGTCGGAATAGTCATGCCAAGTATATTCAGCAAAGGCACCAATATAAGAAACATTACCAATAGTAGAGCGATGATGATAATGTCCTGAATAGACTTTATCAAACTTGTCGAAAACTTTACGATCCAATCCATGGTCTGATATCAATCCTTTATGCATAGTAAAACCGTTTAGTTCAAGGTGTCCCATAAGAACTTCGGCTCGTGGGTGTTCTATAACATCCATAGCCACCTCTCTATTAGAGTTGGTGATCCATGGCATTATTTGAATATCGAGGCCATCAATATTGATAATATCAGGTAGGCCATAAGTAGAAATAAACCTATATCTTCCAGCGACAAGTTCATCTAACGCATTAACCTCATGTGTATCTTTATAATAAGAGTCATGATTACCTTGAATGATATGTGTTTCTATACCACGATCTTCTAAAGGATCGAGGAGGTCTTCTCTACAACGTTTTGCGGATAAGAAGTTGATATATTTACGTCGGTCGAATATGTCTCCCAAGTGTACCACATGCCTAATATTATTAGCATCAATGTAATTGAAAAACCAGTCATAACAACGTTTTTGATAATCGTGAAACGCCGGGTTATCATTCCGGATCCCCGCATGGGTGTCCGTGATGAGTGCAATCTTTGCCATAATTTATCCTTACATAATAAAAAAGGTAGAAAAAGCAAATCTACCTTTTCCAGAACAAACTTCATTTTTTTCATCCATTATTACCTCTGAAACACTATGTCTTGCCCAAGAAGGAAACAAAACGGACATGTTATTTTTTATATCTATTTTATAATTAACATCATCAAAAATTAAATCACCACCTTTAAATTTTTTCGGATCTTCAAATAACCAAAAAATATAAGTATAACAAGAACTATCATGATGTGAAAGATAATAATCTCCATTTTCATAGTAACTGAATAAAGTATAATCATAATTAGTATTAAAAAATAAATTTATATTATAATCTTTATGAATTAATTTTTCTTTATCTTTAGTTATTGAGGTTAAAAATTTTTTATAAATTGTTAAATAATTTGATAGATTAGAATTATAACATTCATTTATAAAAATACCTCTATTACTTTTCAAAAATGACAATTTGTCCGAAGATTTAGATGAAGATGTTTCATCAGGTGTTTTTAGTTTATTTTCATCACATAAAAAAATGGCCTCTTTCCATATATAAGATAATTCTTTTTCATCAAAAACATTTTCAAATGTTAAAAATGAAAACTTATCCGTAGTTATATGTTTAATTTCCATAAAACAATTCCAATAGCAAATTCTTAGATACAGTATATACTAAAAATCGAACCTCGTCAATCTTCTTTAGTAAGTTCTTTATACGTCTCAACTTCGCTTTGCCTTAACCAACCGAGAGTAACCATTCTATCAAAAATCTTTTCTTTATCTTTATTGTTCGTAGGAATAGGTTCTACTACTTTGTCACAAAACCATTCAACGGATTGGTCGATTTCTTTGATTAGGTCATCGATATCGGTCATGATGATTTACGGCGCTTAAAGGTATTTGCCGTTCCCATTTCTGTGTCATAATCATTAATGGCATTATCAATAGCCCGCTTAATAGCATCTAATCTCATACGATAGTTGCCACGAACGTGGACTCTTTCTTTTTTGTCCTTCAAGGCCGACAATAACTGCTGGACTTGGAAAGGTACCTCAAACTGGTTCTCTTCTTTCATCTTCTTCTCCAAAAAACTTATCAAGTCCTTCTTTGGCCGCTTTACGTTTCTCTTTCTTTTCCGCTTCGCGTCCTTCGAACTTCTTAATGAACTCGTTTAGGTTATCATACATCGTGGAGGAAATCAAGTGGTTGTCGTCACTATCTATCATTAATGCCGCGTCCGATGTATCTAAGACACTTTCTTGGAACTTTTTATATATGATATATCTATTTTTTTCTTCTTTACTTATCCTTCTATGGAAAGCATAATAGATAATTTGTGTGAAATAGGCAAAAGGATTAGATCCTTTGTCAGGATTAAAGTTATCAAAGTAAAGAAAACAATTTTCAATAGCATCAGAAACCAACTCATCACGGAATGAGTAGTTCATAAATCGTGGCTTATGAGAAAGATTCTCGGCAATCAAGTAGATACATTTACCGATATACTCAGATACACGAGGTTTTTCAAGGCCTTGTTCTTTGGCCTCGGCAATTCTTTTCTTATATTCTACAATCTCATTCAAGAACCTCTCGTTATCAACATAGTGGTTCTTTTTCTTTTTCACATTACTCATCGTTATCTCCAAATCCAAAAGGACAAGTTCCTCGTTTTTTATTTCGTTCTCTTAATTGTAATATTTTTCGCCATCCGTAAAAAGACGTTTCGGCTGAATTAATATTTTTCATTCTATATTCTTCTATTGTTATTAAATGATTTTTAATCTTTATTTTGTTTTCACTTAAAGGTATAATATGAACTAAAGGAGTACCTATAAGAATAGTAAATTCTTTAGTGTCATATGGATACATAATATTTACATTTGTTCCCATATTAGTATCAAATGAGATCACTCCAGGTAAAATTTTAAAATTAAATTTATCTAAAGCCCATTCCGCAGCAACCCAAATAAATTTAATTCCTTTTTTCTCTTGTAAAGACCAGGGAGAATTCAATTTCATATGATGTTGATTTGGAAACCCATTTCCTATTTGTTCTCTCGAATGAAATCCGACTGCTTGTTCTTTACCAGACCACCAATAGTGAGGTGTTGTGTTTTCTATATCCATTTCCATATGAATATCACACCAACTTTCTAAAACAATTCCCCTTTTATAAAATTCTAATATAGCCTGACAATTTTTTAAATTTAAATTATCATGTTTAAATAAATGATTTCCTGTTTTATTATCTACTAAAAATTTATTTTTTGCTATAGGTAGTTCTTTATACCAATCAGGAAATGTTTTGCTTGCTTTTACTATAGGTGTATTTAAATACACATTATTATCATAAGTAAAGCAATCTACATGTATTTCTGGTGTCCTATGAAAAAAACTAAACATTTTTATCACTTTCTTTCATTTTGGGGCTTGACAAGGTTCCTAATTTGTGTGTATAATATACTCCGTATCCACCACCAAAAATAACCAAACGCTCACCGTCGAGCGAAGCGAGACAAACGCGAAGCGTTTACTTAAAGGCCGGCTCCGTAAGCATAGTCAACTTAGCAATCTGTTTCTGTAGGATTGGTCCTCTGTCCGGCCATTTAATGATAGGTTGGTCGGAATTCTTTGCTAAGTTTTGTAATAGAGGTAGATAAATCTTTCTAATGGCCTCCAATCTCTTTTTGAGATCCGTGATTTCGTCCGATACTGGTGCAATTGCCTCGGCAACTATATCATCTTCGTTTCCGAATGTGAAACCGAAATCCTCAACAAGGTCGGCATCATCGAAACTTAGGTATTCGTTTGTTTCTTTTGCCATTAGTGTAGTGTCCTTTTTCCTGATAGTGCTTCTAATGCTTCTTTTAGTGCTTCGTAATCTTCTTCCGGTTCAGGTTCTTCCTCAACCGGTTCTTCTCTCTTGGTATTTAAATAATGGTCTAAACTTTCCCAATAATATTCATTCATATTTTCACTAACATCATGATATAACAAAACTTCTGATTTGGCAATATTAAACTCCTGAACATCACAAATACGAGGATAAACCCAAGGCATAAATGCTATTTGTAAATATCCTGTTGTTGTAGCAGGTACATACATAGCCTTTAAAGGATTAATAATTGTATAATATTCTCCAGTATCATCACTATACTCATAGGCTTCGGCAACTATATCATCTCCGTTTTTCAACCTAATGAACTTAGCTATAGTAAGTTCTTCACTATCAGTCATAATTTATCCTTTTAGTTGGATTTTATAAATCTTAAACTTAAACTTTTCTTCTGAGTATGTTTTAATTCTCTCAAAGAAATGTTTTAACGTATAGTTTTCCCGCTTTTTGTGCGAAAAGTCATCGGCAATATCAAATAAGGTGGCGGATTTTTTCGTGTCAGAAAGACGGAGCCCACGACCAACGGACTGAAGGTTACGGATTTTTGATTTGGAAGGAGATGCAAATATGATGTTATCGAGGGCCACGATGTTAGTACCAGTGCTAAGAACACCAACGGACCCAACAATAATAGCATTACGCTCGTTCTCGACGATCCTACGTATTTCTTCTCGTTCACCGACATCTGTTCCTCCATGTATGTAAAAGACTTTACGCCCTTCTTTAACTTTCTTATTTAGCATAGTCTGGAGGACCTCACCATGTTTCTCTACAAAGTTAAAAAAGATAAGAGTATTACCCTCCAAAGATAATGCCAAATTAACTATGAATTGATTTCTGGCATTATTACCAACAATATAATTAATTTCTGTTTTATAATCGGCATTCTTCATATACATACATTCTTCTTCTGTATATTTTAACAATAGGCATTTAATACTCAACTCAGCCAATTGTTTTCTTTCCATCAATTCTGCCGATGAAATAACTTTATATGTATCACCAAACAATCCTGTTAGAGATAAATCTACACCTGGTCCATCAGGTAATGTTCCTGTAACACCGATACGATATTCAGCATTAACACAGTTGGCAACAATAGAGGACATCACCTTCATAGTTTGTGATTTCTCTACGGCACCATGTACCTCATCCACGATAAGGTAATCAAATTGCTCAAAATACTTCTTTGGCATATTCTGCATAGACTGCCAAGTGGAAATAATTAAAGGACAATCAACATTCTTTTCTTTACCAGAATAGATACGATGACAATACTTAGACATATCTTTTCCATTTTTGGAAGAATAGTCCTCGAAATCTGAATACATTTGTTCTACAAGGGCCGCTCTTGGTACAATCAATAGTCCTCTTTTACCTTGTTTCATTAGATACATAAAGAGCATATATTGTAATAGAGATTTACCTGAACCTGTAGGAGAAAGAATAATCTTTCTTTTAGAACGAATAGCATGGACGAATCCGTCCATTTGATAGTCTCTTGGTGCGTGTTTTGGGTTTAGGTTTTCCACAAAAGACTGAGCTTGACTTAGTGAAAAGTCAGTATCATAAACCTCATCCGGATACTCATACGAATAACCTCTATCTTCGGCCCATTTGATAATCTTGTTGACAAGGCCTCGATATACTGTTTTAGTATTAGGATTATACATACGAATATAACCATCCCATAACTTTTGTTTATAGGAAGGTATAAACTGAAACCCTTGTGGACGGAATGAAAAAGCATCACGGAGTTCCCATCCGATGCTTTGATCACAATCAATCTTTACATAAGACTGATTAACATTCCTGATATACATATCGGTCATTAATTACCTTTACAGAACCTTACATAATCCACCACGGACTTTAATTCGTAAGACCTGTTATTTAGAGACTTTAAAATCATAGAGCAATACTCTACAATCTCATCCTGTAATTGTTTCTTTAAAAGGAGTTTGGTTAGAATAGGGTCGGTTTCCATTCTTTGAGGGAGTTTTGGTAATGATACCTGTCCTTGAAACTGGTCCCATCCTTCTTTATCTAAATCTTCCTTATCCATTTCACCCATATAATAAGCCCGTCTTTTCTCTTTCATGTCCTTATATTTAAGGTCAAGACTTAGGGAAACGTGTCTGTGGTGAGACCAAATGGAAAGGTATTTTGCGTGTAGATTAGGAATCTTCATTAGTTCCAAATCTACATTATCTCTATCAATAATACAATCCTTTGACCATTCTTTATCAAGGTCTTCAGTTGTCACTGGTGCTTTCATAATGTTCCTTTTGATTCATAAACAGATCATATGACGCTATAATGTATCATAAACAGATCATTAAGTCAAGCGTTCAATTTCAAATAGGTCGTATCGGAAGGTAAAATCTGCGGTAGGAATAACATCAGCATCGACCTTGGTATCAAAAGAAACCAGGCCAATAGATGTTGGATGGCAGTTATGAAACTTGACACGAATATTAGGATTATTCGCATTAGTATTAACGGTGAGGTATCCGTCAAAGTAAAGAGGAGTCATAACATCTCTAACAGTTTTTCTGGCATACTCATCATAACTCTGTGGTCTTGTTAATGACTTTAACCAGTTATAGGTCTCTTCCCAGACACGGAGGTCTTCATCCATGATAGCGGTGATAGTAAACGCATCAAATACTAATTTATCACCATGCCTATAGGTATTTGAGAAAGGAGTTGGTATTACAACCTCAGTTGTAGATACGGAAGGTAATGAAACCGTCTGACAGAAATACTTTAAGAATGGTTTATCTGGAATGATAAACGTGAACTTAGTGGACTGGAGAATAGAAGTATTCTGTGGTGTATTAGCGGTTAAACTTTCTATTGACATTTGTTCCTCCGTCCATTATTTAGGCATAAAAAAAGAGAGGGCCGAAGCCCTCTCTCTTGGTCGATTACTCGACTCTTATTATTAGGTAAGATTACGAACGCGGAAGATGCGGTAGTAAATGTTAGCATTACCAGCTGTGTCGCGGTCGCCAACAACGCCGTCGCCAGCAGAGGTAGCAAATGGGTTTGCAACCATGCCGTAACGGGTCTTAAAGCCAATCTTTGGCTGGAATGTGTCTTGGCCGATTGCACGAACCATCTGTAGTGGAACGTATGGGCAATAGAACAAGCCAGCATCGAATGGTGACTGACCACGGTAACCAACGGTTACAAGCTCGTCGCCGTTTGCTGAACCACCGAAGTAAGGATCGATATAAACCTTAATGCGGCCGTGAAGCATACCAACGAAGGTGTTGCCTGTATCGTCAACTGTTAGATCAGCAGAAAGAGCAGGTGTGTAAGAAAGAACACCGGCCATAGCCATAGCGGATGCAACGTCTGAAGAAACGATCAGAACGTTACCTTTGCCGCGACGGGTTGCCTTAGCAATAGCGTTTGCTTCTCTTTCGATGTGGAAGATAAGACCTTTGAACTTCTCAACTGACCAACGGCCGTTTGAGTCTGTGTCAAGATCGAATGTACCAGCGGTTGTAACACCATACTGAGCACCGACTGTAGCAGAACGATAGATTGTTCTGATGACTTCGCGGTTGATTTCAGCCAAGATTTCTGTTGAAAGAATGTTGGCCAATTCTGTCTCAGCATCAAGGCCGTGAATGGCTTTAAGATCCTGAGCAAGCTCTGTGGTGTATTCTGCTTTTAGTGCACGGCTACGAGCGGTAACAGTTACCTTGTCGATAGCGAATGCCATTTCAGCAAAGTGATTGCCAGCAGCATCGCCGAGTGCTTCAGCTTGTGCTGTTGTCATGCCTTTACCAACGCCATATGCAGTATTAGCACCGAGAAGGTCGGCAACTGGATTGGTGTTAGCAAAGTCACCCATAACTGCGCCAGCGAGGCCGCCAGCTGAGTTCTGTGATGAGAAGGCAGTGTTTGCTTCATAGAAGAGAGCTTCGTTGCCGTTCATGACTTTATACTTAGAACGCATAGCGAAGATGAGGCCGGTAGGACCGGTCATTGGCTGAACGCCGCAAACGTCATAAGCGATTAGGTTAGGAAGCGCACGACGAACGAGTGAAATCAAGATTGGATCGTATGAACCAATGTTTGTACCAGCACCGAGGCCGCCACCTGAGTTGGTAGGAGCGGATTCGTTAAGAGTGCGGGACTCTTCTGCCATTGCTTTTTCTTGGTTCTCAAGAATTACGGCTGTAACCGCACGGCGGTATGGGTCCTTAATTGCTGAGAGACCATCATGGTCCAATACTGGGGACCACTTTGACTCTAGATTTTCTGTAAGATACATTTTAGTTTCCTTCTTTCTATGTTAACTAAAGTTAGTTTAAATTACTTTGGAAGATTTCTGCCAAGTGCTTGGACATATTTAGCCATTGGACCTTCAAGAGTTGATTCGTTAATCATCTTTGGATCTGCTGACTCAACACGGTCAAGAACAGCATCGCTCTTAACAGCAGTTGGGAAATAGTTCTCCCTTAGTGTTGAAATTTTTTCGATAAATTGGTCATCGTCTGTATAAACAACACTTTCGACAAGACCTTTTAGTTTCTCAGCTTGGGTGTTGGTTAGACCTTCACAAACGTAAGCAACCAATTCATTCTTACGGGACTCGTTAAGTTGTGCTGTTAGAGCAACACCTCTTTCGATTTCCTCGTTAAGTCTTGATTCAAGTTCTTCAACTGTTTGTGATAGTTCTTCTACAACGGCAACTTCCTCTTCAGGAATGTCGATGTAGTGTTCGGCGAATAGTGAACGTAGGCCACTAATGAAATCTTCAGTAAGTTCGCTACGGAGAGCGGACTCAACGGCAACCTCATTCTCTTCGATCCATTGTTCAACTACGTAATTGAGGTAGTTATCAACGTCTGTTGATAGTTGCTCCATGATTTCAGCAACTCTTTCCTCAAGAGTCTCGGCATAAGCCTGCTCAAGTAGGGCAACTTCTTCTTCGAGTTTTGCTTTTACAGCAGCTTCAAAGATTGTTGTAGCCTTGGCATGGAAATCTTCTGAAAGGTTTTCACCTTCGAGGAGGGCATTAACATGCTCTGACATATCAACTTGGTAATCTTCAAGAGCGGACTCTTCTTCGTTGATAAATTCAAAGTTTTCTTCGATAGCAGCAAGGAGTTCTTCTTCTGAAAGACCTGCTTCGATGCCTTCGTTGATGAAATCTTCGAGTTCTTCGGAGAGTTCAAATTCTTCCTCTTCCTTCATGCACTCTTTATCTTCATCTTCTTCATCTTCTTCGTCTTTTTCTTTTTTAGCCTCTTCGATAGCCTTAACGCCAGCTACCTTAACATTGGACTTAATTCTTTTGATACGTGCAGCAACGTTTTCAGCCTTAGCCTCTTCTGCTTCCGCAACGACTTCACCTTCAACCTCTTCGTCCTCAGCAAGTGAAGAACCTGATGGTTGTGGTGCAATTTTCTTCATAGCCTCACCCTTAACGGATGATGTAGATGACTTTGATGTGTCTTTGCCAACTTTCTTAGCGGCTTCTGCACCAAGATTTTCATCGGCAACTTTTGTTGGTGTAGCACCGTCCAAATCTTCTACGCCATCGAAAGATGATGGAGCAGGAGCATTTGGATTAGCATGACGTCCTTCAACGGCCTTTGAACCTGGACGTAATGTTTTAGCATTACCTGTTGATGCTGTTGAAGGGTCAACTGGATTAGGATTAGAAACAGAACCATTACCCACTGATGGATAGTTGATGCCATAACCTTCTTCTAATTTCTTACCTTCAAGCACAGCTTTCGCTGCTTCTGTTAGTGATTTACCCATTTTTAGGATACTCCTTTTTTATTCCTATGTTATTTAGTATTTTCAAAGTTTTGAAATATAATTTTCAAAAATCTTTAAGGCTACTGATTCCAATTCATGTCTGGAAGACTCTTTAATAAGTTTTCTCGCACGGTCATTATGCATTTCTGTCCACTGACCATTTAAGAATACCCACTCTCTACCTTCCATAATACCACGAACGAATGCCTCTGGTGCTGATGGGTCGGCCACAACATCTGCTGCTGTTGCTAACTTGTAATCATCTTGGACTTGTTGAAAACCGTTGTGTGCTTTTAGAGACCCTACGCCTCTTGTTGACACACCAAGGCTTGCACCACCATCTAGTAAACTCTTAACGATTTTTCCGTTTGGAGTATCTAAAATCTTTGCTTTACCAATAAAGTTTGTCCCGTCAGGATGTAATGATGTAATCATGTGAGACACACGGTCTAGGTTGATTTGTGGATTTTCTGGATGACCTAGCTCACCAAATGCTCTGTTCTTTTGAACGTATTCGCGGTTATATCTGTCCGCTTCTTTTGAGAGGACACTCATAGGATATACACGACCGTTTCTATTGACTTTTTCAGCCTGCATGAAAATGCCGGTGATGAAGTGGTTCTTTCCACCTTTACCATTATCCTCAACAAGATACTGAATGTCTAATATTTCTTCGGTTATAAGTTTCATTTGTTTCCTCTACCTTATAGGTATATTTAGTTAATTTATTCCTCGGCGAGGTCAGCAAGACCTCTTACAATATTTTTACCAACAGTTCCTATTCCATAACCTACAGCACCTGCTACTTTTCCTGCTCTCGCAACTTTACCAGCTGGTGAATTTGCCACTCTACTTACAACGGTTCTATGGCCTCTTGCTTGTAATTTTTTTGCTCTATCCATTATTCTATTATATTTTTCGGATGGATCTTGAGTAGCACTCTTTGCCATCAATCTTGGTAATCCACCTTCAGGAACTTTAGAAAGCAAAGATGCTTGTCTTTTTCTATCCGCTTCATCATCTTCTGTTGATTCATCAACTTTTATATCTTTTAATCTCTTTTTCCTCTTTTTTTGTGCAATATCATATGAACTTAAACCTAAACCACCTTTTTCTGGTGGCGCAGATGCTTTAACATATCCTGCTTTTTTACGTGCTTCAATATCCGCTTTAGTCATACCACCCAAGGCCTCGGCCTGAATTTGCTTTTTAGCTTCCAATAGTTTTTGTTCTACGATTTCTTCAATACGAGATTCAAAAATCTTTGTAGCAGATACATAATCTTCGGAGATGATGCTTTCTAATAGATTAGACATTAAACAACTCCAGTTTTGTTAAATGCGATTGGATCGGCAGTCTGGCCTTGGTCATAATCTCTCGCATCTTTCTTGAGATCGATGAAAAGAGTCCAAGAATCCGTTGTAGCAGCGGTACTTGTATATACTATATCACCGCTTGTATTCCCTGATAGAGGAATAGAAGCAGTTAGTCCTTCAGCATCAAAGTTATAATCAAACTGTCCATCACCAAATGATACAATATAATCGTTATTGCCGCCCCATTTTAGAATAACATTTTTACCTTGGGTCATCTGTCCTTGACCCCAAATTCTTTTAATTGTATGGCGATAAACATTTTTTTTATCAACACCACCAGTCATAATTTGGCCACTTGTATTGAGAGCATATGACAAATTAGATACAAGTAGTAATGTATTAGAATCACCACCGCCAGTACCAACAAATTTGATAACGGATCTTCTATTGCTATCGACTAATGTTTGTGTTGTTATAACTGTTGCCATTTTTAATTCCTAATTGAAAAATTTAATAGTTTTTTGAAGGACTCAAGGTCTTCATTTAACATACCTTCAACAATCTTTTTGTTCTTGGTATTAACCGAGTCATATACTTCAAGAATTCTTTTAGCCATACTGGTATTTAGTGTAATTGACCGTCCGTTTATAAGAAGGTCTTTTGTTTCAATACCTTCGTTAACCATTTTACGTATATCGACAATTTTATTTTCTGCTACAGTTTTAGATGCCTGAGCATCTTTTCTAACCATCTCTCTTTGTCTTACCTGGTCAATAGGTCTGGCAGACGGTGAATTTTCCCATGAACTATGAGTCTTTGCTGTTGGTTTATCTCTTAATAATTCACCACTCGGTCTTTCAGCAGGAGTTGAATCATCTGCTTTATTACCATCATCTTTTTTAGGTGTTAAAGCAGATTTAAATGCCTGTCTTGCGGCACTTTTTGCCATACTTTTAGCAAATCTTCCTACTGATGATCTTCCTAATTTAGATATACCCGATCTTGCTGCACCAAGAGCGGCTCTGGCACCACCTGTTAAGGCGGCCCTGGCGCCCGCACCGGCAAGCATTTCAGCACCAGCTGCTAATGCTGGTATTGCTGCTTGTATAAACTCATCTAATTGTTCCTCATCCAACACAACTGCTTCACTCAAATTGAGATTGCCAGTTGGACCAAAAGGAATAGAAAGATACTTATCAACCAACTTAGAATAGTATAGTGCCACAACTTGTTTATTTGGATATAGTCTAAATGACACTCTTCTAAAGATAAGCAAAGAAGGCATATCTTTTGTTGCTGGCACGGTTAACATGGATGATTTGTTAGATTTATCCTCAAGCATAAACTCCTCAGGAAGTTCCTGAGTCATATATTTACTATTATATTCTTCTCTAATCTGCTTGAGGGTTTTCATATTATAATCCTTTACTGAGCAAAATAATCGGCAGCAATTGCCTTCTTACGCTCTTCCAATTTCTCCATGGCCTTCTCGTTGATTGCGGCAAGGAGGTTTTCTTTCATATCGTTGAGATTATTTTCTAAAATGTTCTCAAGCGCCTCATTAATAAGGTTTTGATTATCCATTGTAGTTTCCTTTGTTTGTTCTGTATGCATATGTGGTGTTACATGACCTTTAACACCACCTGGTTCAATAATGTTATCAGGTTTCATAGCCTTTTCTTTACTCAATCTTGCTGTATGCTTATGTGTTGGATGGAAGTATGTTTGTTCCGCAAACTTACTCATAGGTCCAACAGCATCATCCCAATCTTTTTGTCCGCTATTTTCTTTTGTTAGTTGTTTGATAGCGGTTGTAATACCTTTTTGTCTTTTACCCCAGGTCTTAATATCTGCCTTAGGACCTTCTAAAGACTTTTTACGTGAAGCGGAAGCCTTCTTTACATATGAACCGATTGTTTCTGCCTTTAGTTCATCAATCTGTTCTTCGGCAACCTGCTTTGCTCTCTTTGTTGCTGTGGCATACAATACTTCTTTAGCACGTTCACCATAACGCTTTTTCATTCCAGGAAGACCTTTCTTCATGGACATTACAATTTCTTCTTTCTTTTTGCTCTCGGCAGGAGTCAAATGCTTCTCATCAATATGTTCTTCTCTTAGTTTTTTCTTTTTTCCATCATTTTCTAAGTGTGCGATTGCCGCTTCTTTCGAACTATGTGTTCTTCCTCGCCAAAACATTCCTACTTTTCTGCGAGATGAAATTGTTCCATCACTATGCTGTGTGACGGTGCCGTATAGAGGACCTTTTTTGTGTGTATATACTACTTCTCTATCATCACCTTCATAGATACCACGTTCTGCTGTCTGTGGATATTTGTTTTCTTCTTCGCAGTTCCATTTACGTAATGCTAATGCCTTACGAGTTGGTCTGCCTTTTTCGTCCTTCATAGGACCTTTCATACCACCCATACGGGCACAGAATGACTTACGACGCTTTGCTGGTTTGCTATCTGGGTCCAACTTTGATGGTTCAGTTGTAACGGCCATAGAAAGTTTAGAACCAGGATGTTCTCTACGATATGAAGCAATACCTTTACGGTTCAATCCACCTTCTGGGTCTTTACCGGCCTTGCGCTGCCATGCTGCGGACTCATATGTTGGTCTTTCGGTATAAGGAGTTGCGCTGCTACCTTGTTCTTCAACAGGTACACAATTAGGAACTTCTTTACCATCTTTTTTCTTCATACCATAGGCCTTATAACCCTTCCAGCAAGGATTGCCCATTTTCTTTTCTTCTTCCATGTGCGCCTTCTTTTTTAATGCTGTTTTTGCTAAATCGTATCCTTTTTTACCATAATGAACCGCGCTGGCACCCCAACCTGCGGCACCTGGTAATGCTGTTGCTGCTCTTACCATATCAGTTTGATGTCTCGGTTTATGCTGACTAATAGCATCACCCATGGTATACATATTAGCAGCAGTCATTCCTGTTACGGCAACTGTTTTAGCAATCTTTTTGGCCTTGTCTAACTTTGGACCTTCTTCTAACTGATTAATCTTTTTAGGCGGAGCATCAGTTAGTCCTTCATATCCTATATTACCACCAAGTTCGTTTAGTTTACCTTTTCTATACTTATCAAAGTTAACCTGTAAAGGATGTTTTGCTTCTTTTAATGTTTTATTAGAAGCATTTCCATCAGTAGGGTCGAAAAAGTTAAAACCTAATTTACTATTATGGTACTCAAGATGTTTCTTTTTAATTAAATCTAACTTATTGCCATTCTCATCTTGATAAGACATAGAATTGGTATCAATATAACTTTGTACCGGGTCAACACCAGGGTCTCCCGTTACGTATCCTAAACCTCTAACACCAGAAATACCAGTTTCTTCTTTAACAGAAATTGGAGTTTTTTCCATTTTCTTTAATTTTTTATAGTAATCTGGTCTCTCGTTAATATGGTCTCTGGCAACTTGTCTGGCCTTGACTATACTTTTATTATGCTCTTTCTCAACCTCTGCACCCTGGTTTACAAGTTCCATAACCTTTGCGACAGGAAGTTTCCACTTCTTGGCAATTGCTACTATACCTGGTGTTCTAACATCGGTTGATTTGTGGGACATGTTAATCCTTGAACGTTAATACGGTATTTAGTTTAACTAAGATGCCATTTTCATTTAGGTGTGTAACACGACCTTCTGAATCAGCATATTGTCCTGAACCAACATATATAAGTCCTAAGTCCTTTGCTTCTTTAACAACGGACTTTTTAGCAGGTGATGCCTTTTTACTTTTCATTCTTTCGAGTTCAATCTTTTTATCCATCATCTTGGATTCATGATCTTTATTGATTAATTCATTTTTACTAACAGGTTGTTCTTCGGTATTTTTATCAATTTCTTGTTGAACGGCAGCCTGTGTTATTTGTTGTTGAGCCTGAAACTGCAATTGGTTTTGTTGATCCTGCATCATTTGGTCTTGTTGAGCCTGCATTTGCTGTTGCTGTTGCTGTGCTATAATAGCATTTTCTTTTTCCATCTCACCATTAATTTCTTCAATATCTTCATCGGTCTGTTGAAGAATATTCTTACGGACCCATAATTGACTAAAATACTTACCGACATATGGATCGGCCGCAGCAAGAACCTGTAATCTATTTGTTAATAGTTCAGCCTCTTTAAGTTCGTCAAAGTTATTATCTTTTTTATAGTCGTACCAAATGTCTTCCTTAAATTCTCTCCACTCTTCTTCGGTACAGACCTTTTTAAGAACCAACTGGACTCTTAGTAGGTCATCAAATAGAATAGAGAATTTATTACGGAGTCTTTGAACGAACTTATTAAACTTTAACTCATCTCTGGTGATTTCTGTTGTTCTTCCTAATGAAAAACCTTGTGTTGGTTCTAAACGAGAAATAGGAACACCAAGTGATTTGTATAGTTTGGTTTGGAAATACTTAACGTCTTCCAATTCACCAAGATTTCTCGCACCTTCTAATGTGGAGATTTCGGTGCCTTTAGAACCTTCACGGCGAGGCAACCAAAAATCTTCAAGCATGGAAAGATGTTTACGGTCGTCTTTGATTTCACCGGTTGAGGAATCATAAACTAACTTATTACGATACTTAACCATGATATCACGGACATATTGGTCTGCCTTAATGGTAGGCATATTACCAACATCGATATAAAAAACTCTTCTTTCTGGCGCGCGGGAGAGACGATAGATAACGGTAGCGTCCTCAACCATACGCAAGTTATTAAATGGTTTAATGGCCTTATGAAGATAAGAAAGAACCATCGTTTGTTTTGGATCCATTAAACCTGAATTGATGTTAATAATGGAGTCTGGTGCGATCTTAGCACCTAAATTAGTACCTGAACCAATCATACCTCTTTCGTTATAGAGATAATACTCAATCTGTCTTTTGATTAGTTCTACACCGGTTTGTGGGTCTCGCATTTTTTGAATTTCACGGATTTTACGAATACGGCGAGGGTCAATATATTTGATTTCTTCGATGCCAACCGCAGGATTAGTTTCATCGATTATAAGGTGATAAAACAATCTACCATCGATATACCATCTACGGAAGATATCGTGGCCCATATTACCAAAGTTAAGCAATTTTAGAATGTAGTTGAACTCATCCTCAATACGCTTTTTAATTTGAGGAGGAACTTTTAATTCATCTGTATTGATTTCTACTGATGTACCGGAATCTTCAATAACAATAGCCTCATTAACGATTTCGTCAATAGCGGTTTCCGCTTCTGGTTGAATAGCAAGTTCACGATACTTTGTGATTAACTGTGTTTCGTTTCTGAATGTACCATCAAGGTCTACATATGTACCATAATAACCGGCACCAGCAACCGTTACCGCCCCATCATCGTTCTGAGGTAGTGTGAAGGTTTTATTCTTAGGATCAATTATATTTTGATCCTCTTGTTTTTTAGGGGTACCTATTTCAAATCCGAAGAACTTCACATTATAATCCTTTTAATAGATTGAATTCCCATGGAGATTTCTCTCCATGGGATTAGTAGTATTTAGTTATGCGCCACCAACATAATCAGTTGTTTGTATTGGGAAGACCGATTCCCACCACTGATATGCTAATGCAACACTAAACTCTTCAATCTGGTCGCCTAAACTCCAGTCAAGGTCGATTGGAGCAACATCTGTTGGAAAAGCACCAACAATCTTATACTGCTTAATCATTTCACCAGTCTTTGCGAACTGGGTGACCCAAGCATCTGCCTGATATAGGTTAGATGTTGCGAGAGCAGGACTACGAAGGTTGCCAACGTGTGAGTTAAGACCACTCATCCACAACTCAAGGTTGTTTCTGATACGGAAGTTCTCATCGTTAATGACGGTAAAAGACCAATCTGTGAATGATCTTGTACCGGCAACTTTGATTTCACGACCAAAGTATGGAACGCTAATCTGTGAAACGCTGTCGCCTGGTAATGATGTTGCTCTGGCCTTGAAACGAATTTCTTGGTCAAGAGCAGTAAAACCTGCTGCCGGAGGTAGGTTCATAACAACTTCAAAAAGACTGGCGCGGGCACCGTCTAATTGAAGGCTTGCTCTGAATTCTTGAACATTAAATGCCATTTGTTTTTTCTCCTATTCTTTCTATTTATTAGAATTTGCCGACGATTTCGGAGAAGGCAACTCCGGTGCGTACCGCAACGAAGTTCAACTGGATAAAGTTGATTGCGCGGGCAGGCTTAATGTAAATGTCTCCGACGAAACGATTTCCGTCGATGACCTCTGGTGTATTGTTTGTTTCGTCACAGACAACTTTGTATTCATAGATACCACGGCGACCTTTAACGTCACGTAGGAATGGTTCTACGAGGGCAACGAACTGGGCTCTTGTGAACTCATCGTTGAACTCGAATAGTGAATACTTGGCTGCTCTTGAGATTGACTTCTCAAGGACGATAAACAATCTACGAACGTTAATACGGTCGAAAGCTGATGGCTTAGCAGTCATGGTCTTATCACCATAAAGAACTGTGCCTGTACCCATCATGGTTACAACTGGGTTGATTGAGTTCTTATAAAGTGTGTCTCTATCAGCCTGATTAGGAGACCAAGCAAGTTGAACAACGTTCTTAACAAGACCTCGGTTTAGACCAGCTGGTGACCACCATGGATCACGATTAAGATCGGTTGCCGCACAGAGACCAGCAATATCACCGTTGAGAGGAACCCAACGATAAAGGTTGTTATACTTGTCGAATTGCTTTTTCCAACCTGAGTCGAGAACAGCATATGAAGATGAGTTGAAATCATTTCTGTAAGAAACAATATCACCTGCTTCGCTTCCTGAGTTATTAACAACATCGGCCATTAGAGGAGAAATGAATGTAACCAAATCTTTTCTATGTTCTGCGATGTTATCAACGATGTATTCGGAAACTGTCTGAGAAGCAGCACCGGTCATCAATAGGGAAACATCAACTGAATCGATATTGTTAAATAAATCATAAGCAGTTGTTAGATTTCCGTCGGTTGGTGTACCAAACGCACCGTTGGCAAGTGTTAATGTTGAAACGTTTGCTGTAAATGTTGTATTCGCAGCGATGCTTCCCCAGTTAGCCTCAAGTTCATTAATGATATAAATGTATTCTGATTTATCTTTAATGACGTTTACGTAGTAGTTTGAAGAACCGTCATCGTTCTTAGCGTCAATCGCTTTAGAAACATATGAATATCTTTCAAGAACGGTATTAGGAACGCCAGAAAACTTACCTAAGGTATCAACAACGATAATGTGCATTTCGTCGTTAGCACCACCTCTTGATGATGTCCAGTTAGATGTGCCTGGAGTACCATTAAAGTTTGGAGCGTATGTCCAAGAAGCAAACGCTACTGAGTTTGCTGAACCAAAGATGGAAACTTTTAGGCCGTTTCCAAGTTCTGATGGATAACGAGCAGCAACAACACCGTATTCAGAGTTTGCTGAAAGATCGAGATATGTATTTTCGTAGTGATTTTCATTTTGAATAACAAGAGGACGGATGCCTGATGTTGCGTTGTTAGCCTTTGTTGTATCACAAGCACGAACTAACTGAAGGTTCTGTGCGTATGAAAGGAAGTTTGCTGCGGTGAAGAATGATGTAAATGTGTTTTGGCTTGGTTTTCCAAACCAACGAACAAGGTCTACTTCATTTGAAATTGTCATAATGTGATTAACTGGACCCCAATCAAAGTTGCCGGCAAAACCTCCTGCTGTGGTGGATAGTGATGGTACAATGGTCGTAAGATCGATTTCAGACCAAGTCACACCAGGGGAAATTTGATATGCCATTTTTTACTCCTTTTATAGGTTGGAATGGTGTATAATATCCATTTCAATATATTTAGCATTTTGATGTTTTCCAAAAGTTTACAGTCTTGGATCCCATCTTTCGTCTATAAAGGATAAACCATTCTTATCGGCATTAGACCATAAATCACCATTATCATCTTTTTCCACTATATCATTAAGACCATTATCAATAAACCCAAAGGGTGTGTGGTCGACGTCCAGAATATCCATTTGCTCTTTCGATAGAACAAAACGGATGTCATTAGAAACCGTCTCTTTAAATAATCTTTGAGAGGTTAACCACCCAAAATGAACCAAGGTCATAGCAAGGTCGTCATTACTACCTTCTTCGGCCATAAATGTTTTCTTGGTAGCCGAGAATGATGATAGTTCCATGATAGTATCAGCATCATTTATAATCAGTTTGTCATTTTCTACAAGTGCCTTCAAATTAGCACAACCAATCATTTTAGTCTGCGCGGACATTTTAAGACCGAAAGCTAACTTATTCTTACCTGCCGCAAAACCACCGGAAGCCTGTGTTCCTTGTTTACCTTTTTGTTGAAACTTTAAAAGGTTATCGTAGTTCAATTCAAAATGAAGAATATCCGCAACCTGTAGACCGATAGAGTTGATTTCTACAAGGACAAAAGCATCATTAAAACGTTTTGCTACGGAGTATATAACAGTAGGTAATAACAGAGGTGCTATTTCGTTGTTTCTATATTTAGCAACCTGCCTATATGGTATTTCTGAAACATCAAACACCGAGAATGTGGAGTAATCAAGTCCCTGGCCTTCTGCCACATCTACGCAAATGACATAGGTTCTTTTTGGTTCTGGTAGTTCATAGACATCCAAATTGTTTTGAGATTCAATAGGCGATTTAAAAGATAAAGTCCTGAGTTTAGCGCCAGAGATAAGAGTATTGGTAGAACCAAGGAATTCACAACCAAACTCTTGGTCGAACTGACGTTGGCTGGTGTTTCTAATAGTTTGCTCAGCCCACTTTTGGTCTCTGCCTGGCACCATCGACCAGTGGATTTCAATAGGTTTGTAATCTGACCTACCCTCGGTCGCATCCATCCACATCTTATAGAAAAGATTCATTCCATTTGGTGTAGAAACGATAACAACCTTAGAACTTTTACCAGAAGAAATGGTGGGATAGGTAGAAGCAAAGAATTCTTCAGCTATGTTATTGGGAACGAACGCAAACTCGTCCAAGAAAATAATGTTGAACGACATACCACGAACGGAACTACCTGAGGTAGAGTCGGCAAGGACTCTCGAACCATTAGCAAGGTGAATAGAACCTTTGTTCCATTCTTTGATACCTTGCTTGAGAAACATAGGTAGATACTCAAATGCCAGTTTCAATCTCTGTAGGATTTCACGGGCGGTAGGCGCACGGTTTGCCAAGATGGCAATCATCATGTTCTCTGAAAATAGCACCTGGTGTAGCAAATATGCCACACTTGTAGTCGTTTTTCCAACCTGTCGTGGGAGTTTACAGATAGCAAAGCGGTTGTGATAGAAGGTGTTTAACATCTCTTCTTGAAAGTCCCACATCTCAAATGGCATAAGGCCTTTATCGATGTTGACGATTTTCATATATTTCTTGGCAAAGTATACCGGGTCATCCGCACATTTTAGATATTCATCTAATTCTTTTTGTGTGAATGAATGGCGGTACTGTTCGCTTGGTAGATTAGGATTGTTCTGGTAGCTGAACGGTAATCGCGCCATCTTCTTCTTTCTTTTTCTTTATGGCCGACAATAACTCGGCTGCCGAACCAACAAAGACTGCTTGTTCTACATTAATGTTGCCGGCATCTGGATTCTTGACACGAGGATCCGAATCCTTGGCAGGTTCTTTTAAATCCTTAGTCATCTTCTGAAGATTATATAGGTCTTTAGTCGTGTCTCCAACGGTCTTAATTAGTGTGGAAACGACCTCGAATCCTCTTGCTGATTCGTTTTGTCTTGCTATCGTTGATATTTCTTCAATAGCATCATTACCTTTTTCGATAAGATTGCGAAGAACCTTACGAGCAAGGATATAATCTTCCTCTTGGTCCGTTAGACCACTTGGAGGAGGTTCATAAGAAACTACCTCCTTCTTTGGTTCAGGAGGTGTTTCATGGTCGATGCCTAAAGCATCTGAAAGATTTTTATCAAGTCCCATAATAAACCTATATGTTATTAACTATTTAGCATTTTTTTAATATGATGTTGGAAATGATATCGGCATTTCCAGAACCAGAAACTTTATATTTTAATTCTTCATTCTTTGTTAGTATTTGGTATTTACCAATTTTATCTAACAATATCTCCAAATAAACGGTAAGTAGTTCTTTGGATATAGCAAGAGCAATACAGGCATGGACTCCATGACCCCATGCGAGATGTGCCGCATTATCTCTATATATATCAAATTCATCTGGATTTTTAAATTTATTAGGGTCTCTATTGGCCGACTCAAGACATGCTGCTACTCTATCACCAGGTTTTAAATTGATATTATGTAAAGTAATTTCTTTTAAAACGGTTCTGGAAAATCTTCCTGTTGATGTATTAAACCTTAGCGACTCGTTTACTGCTAATGGAATAAGTGATTTATCTTTCAATAAAATATCAAGTTGATTTTCCCTGTATAAATCAAGGGTTAAAAACTGTAATGCGGATATTAATGAACCAGCACCAGATACCATAGGCCCACCAATCATCAAAGAAAACTCATCCATTTTCTTTGGATTATTATTCAAGTATTCGTTATAGATTCCAGGGCCAGTAGAAGGTATTTTCTTTCTTGTGGTATCTACTATTTTTTTGTAATTTTGTAATACCTTTTCAAATTTATCTGTAAAATTCTCAATAGTATCCTTAGATGTGGAAAAAGGATTATACTTTTGTGATTGTATAACAACATCTTTCACAAAAGGTTTATAGAGAGGAAGGTTTATAATTTCTGCTGAGGCCCATGCCGCCAATTCTTCGGTCAATTCCGATATATTTAATTCGATTTTACCATCAAAATGTTCTATAGCCTTTTCAGCAAATAGTTTAGATATCCTTTTTATATTGTCTTTGCTATAGGCATTTTTAACAACATTCTTTAAATCGTTATGAATAGGATTATCACTCGCACCTAACGTAGTGCCAAATCTACGTGGGTCTTCTATAAGTAAATTACCTTTTGCTGATGAGAAAATATCTGGGTTATTAAGAATAAGATAAACATCTTCATATCGGGTCATAACATATAGATTATACTTTTCACTCCAATATGCCGTTTCAGCATTTCGGAGTTCTTCGTATATTTTATGTTTATTTAATAACCATTCATTAGATTGAGGTTCAAATTTTTCCATTAACAATATTTTCATACTCTTGTATTAGTTCACGAAATCTCTTTTTTTGAGCGGCGGTTAGACCGTCAAATGTATTAAAATTTATATCTTCATAATTTATATTATTGTTTCTTATAAAATCACCAAATACTCTTTCAAAGACTTGATAATTAATCCATTTTCCTACACTATCGGCCCAAAAATAATCTTTTCCATCATCAGGTTTAGGAGTAAAATTGTTTTCTTTATCGTATACCGTATCTATCTCTGCGATTGGCACCTCATCTATAACATACTTATCGGTCCAACCATAGTTTGTTTTTACATATTCGGTATGAACGTGCTTTTGAAATATACTTGGTTCTGGTCTTGGTGAACGAGTAAATCTTTCAAAACCTTTTGGTGGATTTTCTGGGTCAAAGTTAGGATAAAACATACGAAGGTTCAATCCCATAATAGGATGACCTACTGCTTTACCTCTTTCTACTTTAATATATAATTCTTCTGAATCTTCCATTATTATTCCCTATGACCACGAAATGTTTACGTAACCGTTTTGACCGGCAGTAGCATTTTGAGGTGCGGCTGCTCCGCCAGCACCAACAACTACAGTAATATAAGTATTCCACACAGGATAACCAGATGTTGATAGAAAAGTCCATGACTTTAGTGTTTTTCCACCGGCGCCGCCTGGATATCCATTACCTGAACCTTGTTGAGGCCAACCACCGTTTCCACCAGCACCGCCTCCACCTACTGTTACCGTCCCACCTGAACCGCCGCCGTTTGTGCCTGTATGACCGCTACAGTTGCCGCCGCCATATCCACCACCATCAGCAATAACAGAACCGAATTGACTATAACCTCCATTACCACCATCATAACCGCAGTTTCCATATCCGTAAATGTTGTGATTATCACCACCACCGCCACCACCTCCGGCAGCAACTACTTCTACTGAAAAAGATTGATAGGCAGGAACTAAAAATGAATATGTGCCTGGTGTAGTTAATGATATAGAACCTGGTAGAGGTTTACCATAGGCATCGGAAATTTTAACAGCACCTTTTAAATCACCTAACAAATAACGAGTATCGGCATCACCGAGTCCAATTAGTGTATTAGAACCTTTAGTTATTTGTGCTATATCACCAAGTGATATTATTCCAGAATTAGCTAATGGCATTTTTTAATCTATCAACTTCATCTGACAAATGCTTTATTGTCTCAATTAAGAGTGGAATAACTTTTTCATAGTTTACGGCCAAACTGCCATCTTTTCTTACAACTACTGCTTCTGGTAGAACCTCTTTAATTTCTTGTGCTATCAAACCAACGTCGTGTTTACGGATAAAATATCCATCTTCACCACCTTGAGATTGTATCCATTCATCTGACCAATCAAAGAAAACACCATTAAGAGATTTTAATTTTTGTAAAGCATCAGGAATATTCACCACATTTTCTTTAAATTTTATATCTGATGAATAATATGCGTATATGTTATAATTAGAATAAATGTTTCCATCTACATACAATCCACTTGGAGATGTGACTGAAACAAAACCACTTATTGATTTGATGTCAATATAACTACCGTTTGCGGTTATGCGGCCATTTTCATTAATTCCAGAATCATCATAGAAAAATAAACTTCCAGAATTTGTAGTAGTATTGATATGAACAGGTTTGTTTAAACTAACAAGGCTATTGCCAAAAGTGTAATTTCCGGAATTGAGGAATGTAGTACCATATACGTAAACATTACCTTCAGCAGTAAATAGACCTGTCGCAGTACCATTATTAATAGGAAGTTTTGTATTTGCTAAAGCAAAAGCGGAATTAACGGCTGCGTATGCCGAATTTGTTTTGTAGTAAACTGAATTGGTAATACCAAAAGAAGCATTTGTGACGTTGTATGCCGAATTGGCAACTCTGTAAGAAGATGCTGTATTTACAGAAACGCCGTTGGCAAAATCAAAAGCAGCTGCCGCATTTACTATCGCACTTGTAGAATAGACATAATCAACATTTGCCAAATCATATGCCTGGCCCGCAAGTTGGAATGCCAAGTTTGCTTGTTCGAAAGCAGCGGTACCATTCGCAATTATAGCCAAAGCAGTAGGATTAAGTGTATTTGCTAAGTTAAATGCCGCATTAGCAACTGTATATCCAGAATTGGTCAGAGTATAGACAGCATTTGTTCTAACGACCGTGGAATTTGCCATAGCAAATGCTGCGGCTGAATTTACTACCGCACCATAGTATAAACTATTGACGGTATTTGCCATCGTGAAAGCGGCATTCATAGCAGTATATTGAGCATTAGAAAAATCGTATGCTTGATTAGCGGTATCAAATGCCATAGAACTTAACGCAAGTAGTTCACCGTCGGCGGTGTCAACAGTAATAACAAGGCTTGCTATATTTGCTTCATTATTGGAAACACCACTAAAAAGTTCTGCGATGTCTTCATTAATCTTAATAAACGCCGATCTAAGAGTATCGCCTGTGCCGTCGTTTGCTACTGTACCTGTGTTTACTGTGTTCTGTGTCATCGTCCTACTCTGTTTCTGGCCATTCCGTTATATTTATATCATAGCCATAATCATCTGTCGGTTCTGCCGTTATTGGGTCTGGTGTAATCTGAATTGATGCTAACTTTAATGGTGATACATTAAATGAATGTATCTGACAAGTACCATTGGTTGATACTGCGTGAACGTAGTTATTAACTTTAAATTGACCTTGAACTGCACCTAATGTTAATCTATCCAAATCAGAATTATAATCGATAATAACACCATATGCGGTTGCTGTCTTATAACTATCACCTTGATAAACCATGTCGTTTGACTTGAACACACCATTAGCATTTGCCGTATTTATCTTGGTGATGTATGCGGAACTTAAATGAAGGTCGTTATATACATTTGCGTAAACGGTACGAATAATCTTTGGATAAGAAATCGGGCCATAGTAATACATCTTCATGGTAAAGTTTAGAGTCCAATTAACATATCTTACCGTATCAAAATCACCCTCATACTGGATATCATTTGACACGTTATTAAGAATGACTGGAACATCTTTAATGAATCCAAGGTCAGGAATCATATTCGTTGCTACCGTGAAATCTGGATTAAAGAATGGTAAAATCTGTTCCACAATCTGCGTACCGTCATCGATATTTCGAGCATAGATGTTTAATGAAAAAGTTATATCGTAAGGAACACCCATATAGCAAGATGAAACATGAGTTGTAGTGTTTGCCTTAGCAGCCTTTAATAATGAGTTTTGTTTTCTTGTAGCATCATAAGAAACGCCTGTAATCTCAAAACTCATTCTTGGTAAAACTGTCTGTAATTGACGTAGTAAATCCGGGTCGGAGAAAATACGAGTAATCATTTTCTCTTTTGGAGCATAGATGATAGGCACCAGAAAACGGTTAGTTTCTTTACCAGTCTGGTCGTTCTTTCTAACAATTTTTATATCATCAAAAAGACGTCCAAAAAGGACAACTGCTTTACGGGTTAGTTGATGATAAAAATGTGAATTACCTAACATTATGGTGTTCCAAAAGGATTTGTTTCAGTCAAATCCAAATATGGATCGGCTGCGACTTTTAATGGTTCATTATCAATTAAATCATAACTTGAGAAATTGGTTCTATCGTCAAATGAGACTAAGGTACGCATCGTTGTAGAGGTATTACCAATGACGTTGGCACTTGCTACAAATTGACCGACGATGTTATTAATTAGTATTGTATTGCTACTGGACGTCCAGGACTCAACGGTACCATAAGCATAAGCACCATTCCACCTATTATTGCTAGATTGAAATACAATTTCACCAATAGAGTAATTTGTCGCGGATGATCTTGCGGTACCAACAATAAGTTGGACATTATAACCGTTATCAGTTCCAACCGCATCGACCTCTTCAACACCTGTATTGATAGGTTCTTGAGATGAACGGAAGGCCTCACATCTCATTTCATATACGTATGGTAATCTTTTACCGATGGAATGGAACATAAGTTCCTGTTCGATAAACTTAATCTCAAACATCTTGTGAAGGACAGGAATATACACAAGGTCGCCTTCTTGAGGTCTTTGTCGTATGGAACCTGGTAGCAACTGTCTAAAAGACCTACGTGAAAGGACGAAGTTGGACGTGTCCCTGATCTCTAATCCGAACTTGGAGAAGAAATCACCTTGCCCCTCGAAACCTTCTACATTTGAGAGATAGGCCTCAATAAGGTATGCTTTGTTAAAGGCACTTTTGGAATACTCACCGTAAATCATATCACCTTCGTCAAAAGATTCCCTAGGAATATAATAGATGTTATGACCCATAATTTGGATGCTCTCAACAATAAGGTCTTCCATTAACAAATGTTCGTTGTTAATTCTTTCTTGCGATGGAAAATTGTTAAAGTATCCGTTGACTGCCATTTTATCCTACAAGGAATCCAGGAGGTGCTTGGTATGTATTCTTAATCTCGTCCATGACTTCTTTAATTTCACCAACTGCTTCATCAAAGAGTTGCTGACCGTTCATGGTGATGCCGCCTGGTAGTTGCATACCACCATACTTTTTAAGGTTGGCACCCCATTGCTTCTTAATAAGAGCAGTTCCAAGGGCCTTCAGCATACGGTCATTCCAGAATAGTGTGAACTGGCTTGGATCGGTTACGATGGTACCTTCTGTAATAATCCACTCACCCTCTTGAATATCGGTATTCCAATCCCAATCGATATATAAACGTTTGTTAATCTTATTAAATCTTACTGGTGTTTCACCAGAGAATAACATGTCAAGGGTTCTTAGATGCTGCATGGTTAGAGCATAATTGACATAAGAGGTCGATGAAAGATCCCAAAGGTCGTTAAGACGCAATTGGTAGCGAAGGTCAAAAAAGGTCATGGCCTGATTGTTGCCACCTACAGGAAAAATGCGAGTGGCACCATTTACACCATCACCTAACTGGACGTATCCGTTGGCGATGTCTGTGGAGGTTATTTGATGTTTTAGGTAAGTTCTTTCGGTGCCGTCATAATGGAATTCTTGGAAAAACTGGACGGCTATGGTGATGCAATCTTCGGCCTGCACATCATCTACGTTAACCTTGATGACGGGTTCACCAAGTTGACGAAAACATAATGATTTGAATTCTTCTCTGGTCTCGGGTGCTGATTGTGCCATTTCATTCCCTTTTGGTAGTATTTCATACTATTTAGGAACTTTATCGGAACTTAGGCCCTTCCACCCATATCACAATAGACTTACGAATACCTGTGAGAACTGGTTTGACCCTATGTATAATAAAAGAAGGAAAGGCAATAATTTTACCTTTATGTATATCAATTGTTTGTGGATTACTTCCTATATCAATTTGGAATTCTCCGCCTGTAAAATCTTTTCTCGGTTCGGATAAAAGCATTACTAAAGATAACTTTCTGGTCGATCTTTCCGGACCCTCAGTTATGGTATTTAAAATACTGTCCATATGCCAGTCATATTTTCCTTCATTTTCAGAATTATAAACTGTATATTGAAAACTATCATAACCGTATAAGTCAAAATTATAATAATCATTATTTAAGGATTCTATCACATAATTAAATTTATCAAATATCCATGAATTCGATTTATTTTTATAATAAAAATTTAATTTTGATTTTCTAATATATTCACAATTTTCACCATCACCAACAGTTGTAGATGGTTTTAATTCATCTTGGGAACAATAATCTTCAAGTTCCATTAATTCTTTTTCTGTAAAAGCACCATCCCACCAGACACTACTATAAATTATTCTTCTTTTTTCAAAAGGATCATTTGAAAGCATAATATAAAACCTTTAATATTCAATTAATACATATTTGATACTGTATTTGATATTTCAAAACTATTTGTAATATTTACTAAATTATATACGTTAGACATATTATATTGTGTATTTGATAATTGAAGTTGTTCTTTTACATATAATAATTTTACCGGAGCAGATGATTTTATAATAGTAATTACATCATTAGTAGAAGGATTGCTGTTATTGTAAAAATTTAAATTATAATCGGTTCTACATCTTTCGGGATATCCATTTGGTGTCATAACAATATCACCACTGAAAGTAAAGTGTGTCGCAAGACTTTCTTCGGTTATAATATCTGTCCAATATCTAACGACAAATGTATGTTCCGATTCATCAACAGAAAGAATTCTATAATTAATTTTCATATTATATTTACCTTTAGATTTTAGGCCCGTTAATTGTGCCTGCATTTATATATGTGATATTTCCTGTACCACTAACACCAGAACCTTGTGGTCCTGCCGCACCTGTAGCACCAGTTGTTCCTGCTGAACCTGCTGCACCAGGAGCACCTGTAGCACCTTTGGTTCCTGTTCCTCCAGCTGGTCCTGAAGTGCCAGTAGCACCTTTGGTTCCTGCTGGACCGGTTGAACCTGTTGCTCCGGCGCCGCCGCCGCCGTGGCCTGATTCACCAGGCTGGCCAGAAATACCTACGTTTCCTCCATGTCCCCCGTGACCGCCGTGAACATCACATCCTGGGTAATGTCCGTGAATATGACAACCGGTATAACCTGGTTCCTGACAATATTCATGTCCTGCATGACCGCCCCAGTCGCCGCCTCCGCCGCCGCCGCCGTAAATACCATGTCCTGGTTGTGCGCCAGATCCTGCAGGAGATCCTCCACCGCCACCGCCGTGTCCGCCGTGAACATGCGATCCACAAGCTTGAGCAAAGTATCCTTGGCCTCCGGCGCCGCCGCCGCCTGTTCCGCCTGGGCCACCTGGACCTGCTGTTCCGCCAGGTCCACCAGGTCCTGCTGGGCCTGCGGCGCCGGCCGGCCCGCCTGATCCACCTGGTCCTGCTGGGCCTGCTGCGCCACCAGGGCCGCCTGTACCTCCAGGTCCGCTGGCGCCGCCTGTTATTGTTGTAGTATTGTTTAATAAAATTTTAATACCTGAAACTGCGTCTGCTTGGAAAGAAATACCGCCCGTTTGTCCTGTTCCACCTGTGCCACCTGGTTGTCCGCTACTTCCTGCACCACCAGTACCGCCTGTGCCACCTGGTTGCGATGTACCGCCTGTGCCACCAGGACCGCCTGTTCCTCCTGTGCCACCAGGGCCGCCTTTGCCGCCTGTGCCACCTGAACCGCCGTTAGCATTACCTCCTGCCCCATATACTCCTGTAGTTCCAGTAGCACCTGTGGTTCCTGTGGTTCCTGTAGTTCCGATTGTTCCCGCAGCACCAGTTGTTCCAGTAGTGCCTGTAG